CTATCTCCGGTGTGAGTCTCTCTGTTTGTGAAGTAGGTTTTTTCAATTTCAAAGCCTACGCAATAACGCGAAAAATAAGTATTGTCTGAATTATCGAAACTTATTAACCTCCTTTTTTCTGTTGGCTTTAAACCCCTTAAATCAACACTGAAAGGTGTTTTATTTATAAAATTTGGTAAAGGACTTCGGTGGTAATTCATTAATATTCCTCTGTTCCTTAAACCTGTTGTTTGGTATGTTATACCTGTTGAATTATTCATAATTTTTAATTTTTATTGATTATTATTAAGCCGTAGCCTGATTATTTAAAATGATTTGCTTTAGTACTTCAATTTGTAACTCTATTTCTGAATCTGTTAAGTTGCACTTAATTTGTCCGTTCAATTTAACAACTACTTTTTTCTTGACCCCCTCAATTAAACAAGTCATCTGTAAGGTGGTCGGGTTTGGTGTGGTCGATTCGTTATTGGTATCTTCTCCACCACTTCGCACAAACTTTAAACAATTTTCTACTGAAATACTTGACTCTTTAGTATCTTCTCCACTATCTCTGAGGGCCTGCATTTTAACAACGAAACTTCTAATTTTGGCACTATGAATGGTGGCCAATTTTAGCATTTTGTATCCGTAGGCCCTTCTCCATCCGTAAAGTTTCATAAAAAACTCCTCTTTTGTCCAAGAAATACCCTCCTCAGAGAACATCTCTTGACATTCTTGCGACTTGAAATATTCCATAGATTTGCTGACTATTTTTGACATCTTAACTGAGGACTGGAATTTACTAACTCCACTCTCAAAAATTAAGTTTTGAAATTCGTTAATTTCGTTGACCTTAAGGCCATTTCTTAACGTTTCGTTTGTTTCTAGAATTGAAGTCTCTAGCTCTAATAAATTTCTCATATTTTTTAAATTTATGAGGGGTTATACTCCCCCTCTGATTAATAATAGTTTAATATACGTTTAATTCTTGTATAAAACAAGGGAATTGCACTAAATAAAAAACAAATTTTGACATTTTATAAACTCTGAATTGTTTATATCTGTTAATCAACTAATTAAATTAATCGTATTCCCTATGATTTATTTACTAAAATTTGAACGCGTGGAGTGGTGGCCTTCCCCCTCTTTAAGTGTTAAAGCTTTATTATATAAAGGAAGGGAGGAGGAGAGGAAGGGAGAGAGGAGAGGAGAGGAAAGGGGGGAGGGGAGAGGGTGGAACGTGGCCGGTGTCTCTTTAAGGAGACATTAACGGAGGTACAAAGGCTCTCGAAAATCTCAAAAAAATTGGGACTAGCGAAAAAAAAAACAGACCCCCCTCTGTAAAAAAATATCAGTTTCTATATGGGTAGGCCAAACGTGGGATGGGGGGGGACCTAAATACTACATATGTCTAATAAAATTTTGTATCTTTGCTTAAACCTTATATATAACACCATGGATGGATTAAGAATAAAAAATGGCCGATTAGTAAATGACAGGCCTGACTCTGAAATGGGTCTTGTTACCGCAGCTAAAGCTAGACGAGCTATGAAAAGCTCACATACAGTAAGAGATATTGCTGCCGGAATTGAGTTAGCGGAACAACAAAAAGAAATGAAAGAGGCAATGATGGCTTCATTAAAAAAAATGTTTAAATAAAAAGATATGGCAGCTAGATTAGAAAAAAGAATAAAGAGAAATACTAAAAAGCTTACCACAGCTAAGTCTCCTAGAAAGGTGGCAAGGGTTAAGAAAAGAGTAGAAAAACTTACAGCTAGAAGTGAAAGAAAAGCAGCTTCTAATAAAACAAGAAAGAAAGGAGATATTAGTGACAGAAAAATGTTGCGTATAATGGATAGAGATATTAAGAAGTACGCAAGACAAGATAAAAGAGCTGCTAATAAAGCTACTAGAGAGTCTAATAAAGCTGCGAGACAAAGAAAAAGAGCGACTAATCAAAGAACAAGACAAGCAAATAAAGCTACTAGACAAGCAAATAGAGCTCACAAGTCGAGATTAAGACGTTCTAATAGAGGTTATAAAAGAAGTATAAAATAAAACAATAATAAGATATGGCTACAATAACTCCTAGAATAGAACTTGTATCTAACCCTTCAGGTGGCCCAACTCCGACAGGCCCTATAAGCATTGGTTTATCTTTAAACAAATCATTAGCAACAACTGTAGGAACGGATGTTAAAAGTGGTGTAGCTGAGGTTACAATACTACATACAGACAATAAAATATTTGACAGCACAACGCCTAAGCCTTCATACATATATATTAATAACACATCAGATACTACTATATATGCAGGTAGTGCGGGAACAGCGGGAACAAGATTTCTTCAATTATTAACAGGAGAATTTGGATGGTTACCATGGGCAGGACAACAAGATATATTTTTATATCATGCTGGTGCAGGTAATAAAAACTGCGAATATTGGATATTTGAAATATAAACTATAAAACTATAAAACAATGGCAAAAGGAGAAGCAACATTTATAAAAAGAAAAGGAAGGAAAATTAAAACAAAAGTAAAAAGAAGTAACTCGCGAAACAATGTGAAGATTAAGCAGAAATTTAACAAAGATGGTACGCTTAAAAAAACAGTAACTAAGTTTAGAGGTAAAAGAACGGTTACAAAGCCTACAGACAAAAAGAAAGATAGTATGCAATCAAAATTTGCTAAAAAAACTAACAAAATGTGGAATGACAGATTAAAGTATAGTGACATATAAAACATTACCCCTTTGTTTGACACGGATTAGGGAGCTATATGCTCCCTTTTCTTTTGGCCTAAATTGAAAGTAAGAAGCACACTATCATTATTAATATATATAAATATGGAGCTATATCTATTCTCATACTGTAAAGATAACACTTCTAATATTAACTCAGTGTTAAGAAAATGACGATAATTGACATTATAGTGTCGGTTTTAGTGTCGATTTAAAGTACTTAACTAACTGATAATCAGAACTAGTGTCGAAAATGTCAAAAAACTAAAGCTTTTATAGTGAGTCTTTTTTTTTATAATAGGGAGAATATATATATATAAATAATATTAAAAAAATTTGACATAACTAAAGTTAGTGGTATAAGAAAATAATTCCTATATTTGCAATAAATTAAACTTAAATTTAAATTAAATGAATAATACAGGATATATCCCCAAGGAGCTCGACTTCGGTACAGAAGGTAGAGTAAAGTTAATCAAAGGAATTACTAAAATTGCTAACGCAGTAAAAAGTACTCTCGGTCCCCGAGGTAACACAGTTCTTATTGAATCACCAGAACATACCGCTAGTATAACAGTAACTAAAGATGGAGTTACGGTTGCTAAATCGGTTGAGCTTCTTGACCCTGTTGAAAATTTAGCAGTTAGAATAATGAAACAAGCTGCGGAAAGAACAGCTACTTTAGCAGGTGATGGAACTACCACAGCTATTGTTTTAACTGAATCTATAGTAAAGAACACCACAAGACTATTAAGTAAAAACCCTAATGTAAGTGTAACTGAAGTTATACGTGCTTTATCTAGTTATACTATTGATATTATTGAAAGGTTAAAAAAAGATAGTGTAAAAGTGGAAAAGAGTACTTTAAATAATGTTGCCACTATTTCAGCTAACAATGATGAGTTTGTTGGTAGTATTATTTCAGATACATATAATACGGTTGGAGAAAACGGAATAGTGACTGTGGAGAAGTCACAAAACTCGGAGACGTATTCAGAAACAACTGAAGGAATAAAAATAGAAAGAGGTTATTCAAGTAATCTATTTGTTAATAATCAAAAGAAAGATGAGTGTATATTAGAAAATGTTAACATTTTAGTATCTGATGCTGAAATAAATAACGTATTAAACATAGAGAATATTCTAAAACCCATTATTCAAGAAAGCAAAAAACTTCTTATTATAGCTCCTTGTTCACAAAATGTTATACAAACATTAGCGGCTAATGTTATGAAAAGAGGATTGAAGGTGTGTATTATACCACCGCCGTCATTTGGTTGGAAAACACATGAGCTTATGCAAGACATAGCAATGTCAGTAGGTGCAACGTATTTTTCTGAGAAAACAGGGGACGATTTGAGTATTATAAACTTCTCCGATTTAGGGAGAGCGTCCAAGGTGATAGTTGGGAGAGACTCCACTGTCGTCCTTTGTTCACCAAAAGATGAGGAACATCAAGAATTATTAAATGTAAGAGTAGGGGAATTAAAAGATGCACATAAAAGAGCTAAAACAAAAGCTGATAGAGAGTTTATATTATCTCGTATAGCCTCATTGACAGGCGGAGTAGGAGTTATATATGTAGGTGGTAATACTGATTTAGAACAAAAAGAGTTATATGATAGAGTAGATGATGCTGTATGTGCGGTTCGTTCTGCTTTGTCAGACGGGATACTTCCAGGTAGTGGGGTAGCTTTGATGAATATTTCTTCAGAATTAAAAAGTGGAAAATCTGATGCCGAAAAAATTGCTTACGCAATTTTATTAGAATCTTTATTATCTCCATTAAAACAAATTCTTGAAAATGCAGGCTTAAATATAAATGATGTTTATTTATCATCTAACCTTGAAAAAGGCGAAGGATACAATGTAGTTACTGAAAAAAAAGGAAACATGATTGATTTAGGGGTAATAGACCCTACCAAAGTTACTGTAAGCGCTTTAAGTAACGCTATATCAGTTGCCAATACAATACTAAGTACTAACGCTATTATTACAATGGCACGTTCATACGATACAACATGCAAGCAATAGGAACATATATTATAATAAAACCCATAGATGAAGAAGTAACTACAAAGTCAGGACTTCTTTTATCAGGAGAAGAAACATCTAATCTTCGATACAGAAAAGGTAAAGTATTAAATGTGGGAACAGATGTGGAGATAATAAAAAAGGGAGACGAGATATATTATGACCAACAGTCAGGACATACTATGTTACTTAATAATGAAGTAGTAGCTATTATTCGTCAAATGAATGTCGTTGTTGTTTTATAAATCGGTTCATTTCTATTATCATATTACGATATACTTTGTCAGTATAAGACACTTTTCTTTTAAATATAGGGTTAGCTGAAGGACTAGTAGGTATTTCTTCCCCACTTAATTTATTATATATAGAGGTAATTAAGCGATTTGTTTTGTATGAAAGGGTGTATAACCCTTTTCTTTTACCATCATACTTTCTAAAAACCTCTATCCACCCATCGCGTAGTAAATTATCAAATCTATTTACATTCCAACTAAGTAACTCATCAAATTCCTTAAATTTATCTTTAGAAAAATAACCTTCATCAAACAAAAAAATAAGAATGTCCAGGTCAGCTTGAGTAAGATTATATTTTGATTTTACGAAATATCTTATAACCCTCCAATACTTTAAGTAATTTAAATTCATTAAATTTTATTTTATTAACTTTGTATGGTACAAAATTACAAAAAAAGAAAATAAACTACTATGTCTATATTAAAAAAGTTGTTAAAAAGAAAAAGGGACAACACCTCAGAGATAAAAAAAATGGAAGCTCGTCAAGAGAAAAAAGGACAAAAAATAATAGGAAAAATTGAGTCCGGCAAAATGTCTGTTAAAAGAGGTAATAAAAAGTTAGATAAACTTCAAAAAAGAACAGCTAGAAAAACAGAGAGAAAAGAACTACAATCTTTACCTAGGTCAGAGAGAAGGTTTCTTAAGAAGATGGATAGGGATATTAAAAAATACGACAAACTAGATAAGAGAAATAAAAAGTGGGCGGATAAAAAAATGGGTAGGTAAATAAAAAACAACAACAACTATGGCTATAGTAAACAAAGTAAAGGAAAGAAAACAAGCTAATACTAAAAAGATTTTAAACGAACAAAAGAAAAAATCTAAAAAAACAGCTAGGGTTACAAAAAGGTTAGAGTATTACGATATTAGTGATAAGAAACGTAATCGTAATCTTAAGCGGAAAGCTAGAATGGAAAAGAAAGGGACGTGGGACAAAAGAAAAGAGAAAGTGGTAAAAAGAAAAATAAAAGATGAAACTTTACCAGGAATGAAGAATTGGAAAAAACCTATGAATAGACAAGAGAAGCAGAGGTTGTTAGCGCAGATAAAATTAAACACTTCACCAACAATAAAGTAAAAAATATAAGTTATGAGTAAATTTGGAGATAAAATGCGTGCTAAAAAAGAAGCACGATTTGAAAAAAGGTCCGAAAGAAAGGCTAAAAAAGGTAAATACCTAATGTCTAAAGAAGACAGGAAAACGGCTAGAACTAATAGAAAGGCCACAAGAAAGTATATAAAAGAGACAACCGGTAAAACGGGAGTAGAGCAAGCTGCTGATAAAATAAAAGCAAAAGTGGATAAGTACAAAAAGACTAAAGTTGGAAAAACTATTAAAAAAATTCATGATAAAGCTAAAAAAGGTAAAGAGACTAACGCTTATAAAATATATAGTGGTGGTAAGGAAGCTATTTCTAGCCTTAAAAAAGGTAAGTTTGGTAAGGCTATTAGAACAGTAAGAGATACTGTTAAGAATTTAAACAAGAAAGATAAGAAAAAGAATAATAACAAAGCGTAGTAAATAATTTATTATCTTTGTAAATAAATATATAATATGCCAACAGTAAAATATAAATGCGGTGATACAGGAAAAATGAAAACAAAAGTTTTTCCATATACAGCCATAGGAAAAGCGCAAGCACATGAGTTTGCAAAAATGAATCACGGTTCAGTAAAGAATAACCCAGGCTACGGCATGGAGAAAACAATGAAAAGTACAGGATACTAGTAATAATTTTTAAAAATTAACAAATGAAAAAACAAGGTTATAACGACAGATTGGATGAGTCTTTAGGTATGAAGCATAAAGGCCCTCACTCACAATCTTACAAATCAAGAAGAAATGAGTCTAAAGGAATGTCTAAATCAAGATATGGACATCCTTATGAGGGAAATCATTCAATGAAAGAAGATAAGCACTATCCTAAAAGCGTAAAAGCTAAATTACACCATGGGTTTAAAACTCAAACAGGTAGTAATAGAACGGGAATAATGAGAAAATCATAATGGCGACTAAAGGAAGGACAAAGAAATTTCCTCAAATTAAAGAAAAGAATGAGGGGAAATTTACAGATTGGGCTAAACGGAACGGGTTTAAAGATGCCTGTTCTGCCGCTAGCGCTGTAATGAAGAATACTAAAAAGTATTCCTCTAGTGTAGTTAAGATGGCGAATTATGCCAAAAATTTTGGATGTAGTACTAAATAATTAAAATTATGCCTAAATACGGAACACGAAAAATATCCTTTAGAAGAAAGCCGGGAGGTAGTAAGGTTGGTAACGCGATTAGAAAAGCGCGTGCCGGAGTAAAAAAAGCGGGTCAAGCCGTTAAGAAAGCTGTTAAAAAAGCTGTTAAACCTGTATACAAACAAACTAAAAAAACCGATGTTCTGGGAAGAACAACTATTACTAGAAGATATAAAAATCCTATAACAGGACGTAAAAGAAAAGTTGTTAAAACAAAAGGTGGGGAGAAAAAAGTTGAGGTAAGCAGAAGACAAGAAGGGGCTATAGGAAAAAGAAGGGTAGTTAAACAGAAAAGAAAAATTGGAAATGCTAAACAAAAAAACGTTGTTAAATACAACAGGAAGCATCTTCAAACAGAAAAACAAGTTGATGTTCATAAAGGACATAGAGTGAAAAAGAAAAAACACACAGGTGTTCCTAAAACTCACAGAAAGGGTTTGAAAAAATGGAGAATGAAAAAATAACTAAAAGTAATATAATATGAAGTTTATAAATTATTTTTCGAGCAATGCTAGACAATGGGATAAGATTGCTATAGAATGGAGAATAGGAGGAATAACTCTTTTAGAAATAAAAGGAGATGTTTCTAAAAAATGTTTAAAAATGGTAATTTTAAATCTAGGATTTAAAATGGCTAAAGACTGCAAAAACTGTAATTGTTAAATTATGGCTACCCGCAGTCAACTAATGGGTCATTCACCAAGGGGGTATGATGACAAAAAGAATGTATATGTTCCATCAAACAAGAAAAGTCGTGGGTTGGGAGATACAATAGAAAAATTTACCAAAGCTACAGGTATTAAAAAAGCTGTAGATGCGGTAGCAAAAGCAACAGGAAAAGATTGTGGATGTGGTAAACGAAAGGATTCCCTAAACAGAATTTTCCCTTATAATAAATAAATAAAAAAAAAGTTATGCCGAATCAACAGTTTTATCCAAAAGCAACCTTTGATATTTCAGGGGACAATTTTAACAATGCTTTTAATCCGTCTCCAAGAAATTATGTGACGACATTTCAGCCAAGCGCTTATGACGCGATACTAAAAACCGTAACAACCGCTACTCTTAACTTTAAGGAGTTAGGTATTAAAGTAGGTGATGTTTGTATGGTTGGAGTTGATGGTGCTGCGGTAGGGAATAGAAGTATTATAACGAAAGTGAAATCAAATGAACTTACGCTTACAAGCAATATAAGTGCTGCTGCAGGGAAGCCTGTTATTATTTATCAAAATATTCCAGACCCCGGTGTAGTACTTTTGAGCGGCCCGGGTCATAAGAATGATATTTTTATTTTAGGAGCTTGTAATGAAGAAGATAATGCTTCTGAAACGGGTAGGATAAGAGCTGTAGGTAATTACGGACAAAATTATGATTGTGCTCAACCTCTTGTTCCGGTTCAAGTAGTTAAAGTGTTTAGCTCGGCAACGGGGAGCTCTACCCCTCCTAATAATGGAGCTCGGTTATATGTAGCTTACAATTAATATGTGGACGATTTCAAGTACTATAAAAAATGTTAACATAAAATATGTGATAGGTCATGGCAAAAAACGCATTTCGATTTCAACCAAACAAAAAAACAAAACACAAAAGGCACTGCAAGAGCAAGTCTACGTTTTCCAAGGGAGCTACTAATTATGTGAAACAATATAGAGGACAAGGAAGATGAAGAAATTATTTATATTATTATTACTTCCTTTACTTTCCTTTGGTCAGTTCTTTAAGTATTCTACAGTATATACTTCTTTTACTATGGGAACGTCTATGGTGGAAAGGGAGAATTACATAGCTATAGATAGGGGTTATGAAGATGTTACTGAAATCAACCCCTATGATTATAATTTAACTTTCGGAATCCGAAAAATAGCAAGATTTGATTATGAATATAAAGTTAAAACATGGTACTACGGTACTGAAAGAACTGTTTCAGACAATGTTACTGTTGGTAATGCTAACGGGTGGGAGTATCTCCTTAATTATTCTTTTATACGTAATCGCGGTGAAACATTTAATAATGCAAATTTTTGGTTACGTTATCTCGGTAATAAAACGGTTACTAAATTACAATACAAAGACAATCAAAGAGTAAATTTAGAATACACCTCCTTCGATACTAGGTTTCGTGTTCAGGTAGGTGCATGGGATTTTACGGCAGGAATTATTGCTAGGAATCACCCTGTGTATGGGGTTAACCCTATTGAGGATTTTTGGACTCCAGGGGAAAGTACCTTTGTAGAATTAGCGGCTGATTTTGGATATAGTAGAGAATTTGTAAATGGAGATTGGAATTGGTTTAGTGGGGATGAGTTGTTAGCGACATCAAATGATGAGTTTTATAAACATTATTTTGGAGGTGCAGTTGCATCTTTTAATGAGCAAGAATTAGAAAAGTTAGGCACTCAAAATGAAATTAGTGCTGTTTTAGGTGTTTCATACTATAAATGGTCACCAAAACTATGGATTCATGTATGGTATAATTTACTACCTTTGCATTATGGGCTTGATGATTATTCTTTTGAATATGGAGTTGAGAACAGTGATTGGGCAGAATGGGATGCAGGAGTGGTGTTTGGTTCACGTATTACCAAGCATTTAGGAATCTTTGTAGAAGGAACTCACCAGAGGTATTGGATGAAGCCTGTATATGAATTAAAGTTTGGGTTTAACTATTTATTCTTCTAAGTATGAAAAAATACATATTACTATTATTTACTTTGTTTAGCGGATTAGTGTATTCACAAGAATATAATGATGCGTGTTTAGAGTGTGCGGAGGCACAAGGTTTTTATTGTGGTGATGATGAGTCTAATTGGACTCAATATTCTCCTAATGGATGTGTGCAAACAACATGGATAGCAGATGGATGGGACGATTGTGTAGATGCAAGTGATGAGCAAGATGGTCAAATTCCTACTTCTACATTTGATTGTTTGTTAGACGAGGTTGGTTGTGATACGTTATATATTGATGTAATAGAGTATATTAATTTAACAGATACTATTATTGAAATACAAGTAATAGAAGAAATAGATACACTTTATATTTATGAAGATATTTTAGACACTTTGTATATAACAGAAACAGAGTGGATATATATAGAAGAATATGTTGATTGTGACACAGGTATGCCTTGTGATACAGAAATCATAGAAATAATTAAAAATTCTGAAAACACTAATTTAATTTACAATTTAAAGGGTCAGGTTATAAGAAAGCCTGAAAGTATTTATATCCAAAATGGTAAAGTAAAATGGCTAAAATAAGTAATAACACAAAAGTAAGTACTGATTTAAAGTTCTTAATAAGTTTCATTTTAATGGTAGTGGGATTAGTGGGAACTTATTATAACTTAGTTGGTCAGGTAAATGCGATAGAAGTTAAGGTTGAAAAATTTGACGGCTATCCTAGTGCGGGAGAAATAAATATGAAAAATGAATTAATAAGACAAACGGTTTTATCTAACAAAGAATCATTAGATGCTATAGAAAAGAAGTTAGACACTATGGATGAACGTTTGTATGAGGTAATACAAAAATAATGAAAAATTTATTCTACTTCTTTTTATTTATCAGTATGGTGTCATTTGGTCAAATGACATTACAAGAATCAGATTTAGATGCGGTTTTAAAAGAAGACATTGTTGTTATTGAGTTTTATGCGGATTGGAACAAAGAAAATATGGTAGATTTATCTAAGTTTAAGGATGTAAAAACTTACATTATTGACATAGAGAATTGCCCTAATATGGTTGCTGAGTATAAAATACTTTCCGTACCAACTGTTATTGTTTTTTATAATAAGGAAGTGGTGCATAAATATGAAGCTGATTTAACTTTTCAGTTGTGTATTAAGGAAGCTAAAAAGCAAGTTGAAGAATTAGTATTAAAGAAATTTATGTAATAATGAGGTTATCAAAAAATTTTACTCTCTCTGAGTTTTTAAAAAGTAACGTTGCAAAAAGACATGGGATTGATAATTCCCCAGAGTTTCATCATATAGAGCAGATGAAAGCATTGTGTGAGTTCACTTTACAACCCATACGCGATGGTATAGGGATGTTAGGGGTAAACTCAGGATTTAGGTCAGAGGAGTTAAATAAAGCACTAGGAGGTGCACATAAAATAAAAGATGGTATTTACGTTCCTACAAGTCAGCATTGTAAAGGTCAAGCTGCTGATTTAAAATACAGGAACAATAAAGGAATAGTAGATAATAAGATAATATGGGATTTTGTGTTAGAGAATGACATTCCTTTTGACCAAATGATAAATGAATTTGATTACGCTTGGATACACATTTCTTATAACCCAAAGGGTAATAGGTGTCAGTTGTTAGAGGCTTATAAGGGTTCAGGTGGAAAAACTAAATATAAAAAAGTATGATTAAAAAAGCGTTAAGTAAAATACTTGGTGATGCAGGTAATATTATAGATGAGGTTGTTACAACCAAAGAAGAAAAAATGAAGCTAAAGAATGAAATGAAGAAAATGCTTCTTGATTCTGAAAGTGATTTGCAAAAAAATGTAACTGCTCGTTGGACCGCCGACATGCAATCAGATAGTTGGTTAAGTAAAAATGTAAGGCCAATGACTCTTATATTTATGTTAGCCTGCACTATGTTGTTAATTTTCATTGATGCAGGAACCTTAGACTTTCATGTCGAAGAAAAATGGACGGATTTATTACAATTAGTTTTGATAACAATCGTGGGGAGCTACTTCGGAGGAAGGTCCATCGAAAAGGTAAAAGGAAAAGGTAAGTAAAAAAATACTTATCTTTGTGTAATAATTAAAAATTTAATCAAATGTCAAAAAAAGAAAAAGTAGAAGATTATTTAACTACAGATGAGTTAAATGAGATTAAGCAAGTAATTCAAGATATGAACTCTGCAAAAATAAAATTAGCAGACAACGTGTTAGAACAAGAGCAAGTAAAAAAAGTACTTGGTATAATTAAAACTAAGTTAATAGATAAAGAAAGAGTGTTAATTACTAAATATGGTAAAGACGCTTCTATTAGTTTAGAAACAGGAAAAATTACTCAAAAACAAAAGAATGACTTCTTATCTGATAAAGATATAGAGGAAGTAAAAAAACAAAGAGAGGCGCAATTTAAAGCAAAATAATTAAAAAATAAGTAGAAATGGCAAAAATTAGTACATACTCCACAATTAGTTATTCAGATATAAGTAGTCAAGACACATTTTTAACTAGTGATTCTACTAATTCTAATGCAACCAAAAATATAAAAATATCAGAGTTAACGCTTTATTTGTTTTTTAATGGTTCAAATGGTCTTCTAGCTCCGGCTACTCCTACTTCTCCGGGAGTAATGGGAACTTTTATGATAACTAGTGGTTATTTATATGTATGCTATGGTCCTGACTCATGGAGAAGGGTGCAGCTTTCTGCTTGGGTATAAAATAAAATAAAATGAAAATCAGAAAAATATCTGTAGGCCCTGATTACAAGTCGGGAGCTATGCACTACATAGTGGGACAATCTGTCTTAGGTGGAAATTACACTATAGAACTTATTAAACAAGATGAGGAATCTCAATCTATAAAGATTTATATTAGAGAGGGGGATGTAATTTTAAAATGGAAGGAGTTTAATAGCACTGTACCTGTCGCTTTAGAATATAATATAAATATATAATGAAGTCCCCTACACAATTTATAGTATCTCCTGTAAAAAACAGAAGGTATAATAATTCTAAAAATATTGGAGGTAAGGATATTATTATTAGCACCTCACAAGAGGATGTTAGTTTTTCTAATCGAGAAGCCGAAGTAATTGAAGTTCCGTTAAATTATAAGGGAGATATTAAAAAGGGAGATATACTACTGGTTCACCACAACGTTTTTAAGTATTATTATGATATGAGAGGTAGACAGAAAAGTGGTAAAAGCTTTTTAAAAGATAACTGTTTTTTAGTTGATATGGAGCAGTTTTTTTTATACAAACAAAATGATGAATGGAAAACCTACGGTAGGTATTGTTTTGTTAAACCTATTCCTAAAACAGAAAGTGTTATTTTTAAAAACACTAATAATGAACCTTTAATGGGGGAAATGGTTTACGTAAATAAGTATTTAAAATCTCAAGGTTTACGCCCAGGTGATAAAGTTTCTTTTGTTCCTGATAGCGAATATGAGTTTAGAGTAGAGGATAAAAAGTTGTATAGAATGTTTGACCATCAAATAACTATTAAATTATGAAACTAATTATTTTAGATGATATAATAAAAAAACCTTCTCAATATGTAAAAAATATATTAAAAGGAGGTTTTGTAGACGTAGAAGATGGTGATAATGTGTTTAAAGGAATACAGGTGAGAAACAATGATGAGTTAGAGAAAATTGTTTTAATGTTATTTCCTGATTACCAAGTTAAATATAATTTTGTGAGACAATCCCCTTTTCAACAAGAAGAACCAAATTATATCCATTCGGATGAAATGATGGGTGATAAAACTATTTTGTTATACTTAAATAAAACGTTTCCTGAAAATGCAGGTACAACTTTTTATAATGAAGATGAAACGAAAAGTTGTGATGTTCGAATGAAATACAATAGGTTGGTAGCATTTGATTCTTACCATAAACACTCTAGAACTTTATATGATAATTTTGGTAAAGGAGAGGAGTCAAGATTGGTTCAGGTAATGTTTTTAAAATCAATGGGTAGAGATGGTGTGTATTATAAGAAATAAATTTTATTGAAAAAATAGATGGATTCAAAAGAATTAAAAAAACAAATTATAGAAGCCGGAAGAAAAGCAGTTAGGCAATTAATAAAAGTTGCAAAAGAAGAAATAATTAAACCTGACCCCGAAGACGAGTTGGCAGCAGATAGATTAAAAAATGCGGCCGCTACTAAAAAACTTGCAATCTTTGATGCGTTTGAAATTTTAAACCGAATAGATGGCGAGGAAGAAAGTTTAAGAGAGTTAGATAACGTTAAACAAATAGATACTAAACAAGGTTTTGCAGAAAGACGTTCAAAATAATTTATATAAGGTTTTAGATAACTATATTCCTCAACGAGTTTTGTCTAATAAAAATCGAGGAGGAACATGGTTGTATGGATATAATGAAAAATATAATTTTGTAAACATTTCTAAAACCGGAAGGATTGGTGAAATAATAAATATTTCAGGCCTTATAATAGGATTACCTCTAGCTCCCAAAGAATGTTACATGCGGAGTGAGGATAAAAAAGAACAGTATTGGGAAAGAAAAGAGTTGCCTAAATCTTTGTCTAAGATTAACTCTATATTTCAATGGAATGATGCTCCCAAAGAATTTAAAAGTCATTGGGTAGATTATATAGAGCAGGAGTTTGATAAAAGAGAAGATGGACATTGGTTTATGAATAAAGGTCAACCTACTTATATAACAGGTTCTCACTATATGTATTTACAATGGACTAATATTGATGTGGGGTACCCTGACTACCGAGAGGCTAATAGAATATTTTTTTTATTTTGGGAAGCTTGTCGTGCTGACAAAAGAAGTTTTGGAATGACTTATTTAAAAATAAGACGTTCAGGGTTTTCTTATATGGGGTCTTCGGAGTGTGTAAATGTAGGAACATTAGCAAAAGACTCAAGAGTAGGTATATTATCTAAAACAGGTTCGGATGCAAAAAAAATGTTTACCGACAAGGTAGTTCCCATATCAAGTAGACTTCCTTTCTTTTTTAAACCCATACAAGATGGAATGGACAAACCTAAGACAGAGTTAGCTTTTAGAATACCTGCGTCAAAAATTACTAAAAAAAACATGTATGACGTTGCTAATGATGAGTTATATGGATTAGATACTACGATAGATTGGAAAAATACAGATGACAACTCTTATGATGGGGAAAAATTATTATTGTTAGTACATGATGAAAGTGGTAAATGGATAAAACCTAATAATATATTAAATAATTGGAGGGTAACTAAAACTTGTTTACGATTAGGGAGTAGAATTATTGGTAAATGTTTAATGGGTTCTACTTCTAATGCTTTAGCGAAAGGGGGTGGAAATTTTAAAAAATTATTTGAAGACTCTAATGTGATGACTAGAAATGAAAATGGTCAAACAAAAAGTGGCATGTATTCTTTATTTATTCCGATGGAGTGGAACATGGAGGGTTTTATAGATAGGTATGGTATGCCGGTTTTTAATACTCCTAAGGAGAAGTTAATGGGTGTAGATGGTGAGTACATTACTAAAGGAGCAGTAGATTATTGGAAGGCGGAAGTAGATTCTTTAAAGCAGGATGCAGATGCCTTAAATGAGTTTTATAGACAATTTCCCAGAACAGAGTCACACGCTTTTAGAGATGAGAGTAAATCTTCTTTATTTAATTTAACAAAAATTTACCAACAAATAGATTATAACGATTCATTAATTCAAGGTCGACATTTAACTAGGGGAAGTTTTAGTTGGGCTAATGGTGTTAAAGATAGTAAAGTAATATGGAGTCCGGATTCTAGGGGTAGGTTTTTAGTTAGTTGGTTACTTCCAAAAAAACTACAAAATAACGTAATAGAAAGTAGAGGGGGCAAATATCCCGGAAACGAACACTTGGGTTGTTTTGGTTGTGACTCTTATGATATATCAGGAACAGTGGGTGGGAAAGGGTCTAATGGCGCTTTACATGGTTTAACTAAGTTTAACATGGATGAAGTTCCGAGTAATGAATTTTTTTTAGAATATATAGCAAGACCACAAACTGCAGAAATATTTTTTGAGGAAGTGTTAATGGCTTGTGTGTTTTATGGTATGCCTATCTTAGTGGAGAATAATAAACCTAGATTACTTTATCATTTAAAAAATAGAGGTTATAGGGCTTTTTCTATAAACAGGCCGGATAAAAAACTCCTGAAACTTTCTAAAACAGAAAAAGAGTTAGGAGGTATTCCTAATAGTTCCGAGGATGTTAAACAAGCTCATGCGGCTGCAGTAGAATCTTATATAGAAAAACATGTGGGTTTAGATTTACAAGGAACTTATAGAGATAGCGATATAATGGGAAGTATGTATTTTAGTAAAACTTTAGAAGATTGGGCTAAGTTTGATATTAACAATAGAACTGCGTATGACGCTACTATTAGTTCAGGGCTTGCTATAATGGCTAGTCAAAAGCATCTTTATACTCCAAATCAAAAACAATCAAAAATAAGTGTTAACTTTGCAAGGTATAATAACCAGGGACTAACAAGTGAAATAATGCAATGAAGAATAACAAACCTGTAACTATAAATATAAAGCAAGCGGCCTTCCCTACACAATTTGTTTCAGACGAAAAAAAAGCAACGGACGAGTATGGACTTCAAATAGGTCAAGCTATTCAATACGAATGGTTTCGTAAAGACTCAACTAATTGTAGATATTATAGTCAGTGGAGAGATTTTCACCGATTAAGATTATATGCTAGAGGAGAACAATCTATAGCTAAATATAAAAATGAGCTTGCAGTAGATGGAGACTTATCTCACCTAAACCTAGATTGGACACCTGTGCCCATCTTACCTAAGTTTGTAGATATAGTTGTTAATGGAATGTCGGATAGGTTATTTAAAGTAAAGGCGTATGCTCAAGATGCTATATCTCAATCAAAAAGAAGTAAATATCAAAATATGATTGAAGGGCAAATGGCAGCCAAACCAATTTTAGAAGAAATTAAACAAAGAGGAAAGGTTGACCCATTTAGTATAGAACCTGAAGAACTTCCTGAGACAGATGAAGAATTACAATTATTTATGCAACTTAAATATAAACCCGCTATTGAGATTGCAGAAGAAGAAGCTATTGACACTATGTTTGCGGAAAATCAGTATCAGGATTTACGAAAAAGATATGATTATGATTTAACTACTATAGGTATTGCTATTGCGAAACATGAGTTTTTAGAGGGAGCAGGAGTTAAAATAAGTTATGTTGACCCTGCTAATGTGGTATACAGTTATACTGAAGACCCTCATTTTAAAGATTGTTTTTATTGGGGGGAAATAAAAACTTTACCAATCACTGAGCTTTTGAAAATAAACCAAAGTTTAACTAATGAAGATTTAGAGGAAATTACTCAATATAGTCAGAGTTGGTATAACTATTATAACGTTGCACAGTTTTATGAAAATGATATTTTTTATAAAGACACAGCTACTGTAATGTATTTTAATTATAAAACTACTAAGAAAATAGTTTATAAGAAAAAAAAATACGACAATGGGAATACTAGAATGATTGAAAAGGATGACCAATTCAATCCTCCAACAGAAATGATGGAAGAAGGTAATTTTGAGAAAGTTGAAAAAACAATAGATGTGTGGTATAATGGAGTAATGGTAATGGGAACTAATATTTTATTAAAATGGGAATTAGCTCACAATATGGTTAGACCTAAATCGGCTAATCAACACGCTTTACCAAATTACGTAGCGGTTGCACCAAGAATGTATAAAGGTGTAATTGAGTCTTTAGTTAGACGTATGATACCTTTTGCTGATTTGATACAAATGACCCACTTGAAATTACAACAAGTTATCGCACGAACTGTTCCTGATGGCGTTTATATAGATGCAGACGGCTTAAATGAGATTGATTTAGGAACAGGTAATGAGTATAACCCTGAAGATGCTTTGCGGTTATACTTCCAAACAGGGAGTGTTATAGGGAGAAGTTTTACCCAAGATGGTGACTATAATCATGGGAAAACGCCTATTACACCTTTAAGTACAAGTTCAGGTTCAGGAAAGGTTCAAATGTTAGTTGCTAATTATAATCATTATTTAGGAATGATTAGGGCTGTAACAGGACTTAATGAGGCTAGAGATGGTTCAACCCCTGACCCTAATTCTTTAGTGGGAGTTCAAAAGTTAGCTGCTCTTAATTCTAATACGGCTACTAGACATATTTTAGATGGTAGTTTATTTTTATATAGAAGGCTTGCGGAAGGGTTGACTTATAGAATTGCTGATATATTAGAGTATTCCGATTTTAAAGATTCTTTTATTAATAAAATAGGAAAGTATAATGTTTCTATTTTAAATGATATAAAAGATTTATATATATACGACTTTGGTATTTTTATAGAGCTGTCCCCAGATGAAGAACAAAAAGCTCAACTAGAGGCTAATATACAAATGGCTTTATCTAAACAAGATATTAATTTAGAAGATGCTATTGATATAAGAGAAATAAAAAACTTGAAGCTAGCTAATCAACTTTTAAAAGTTAAAAGAGTTCAAAAGCAAGATAGGGAGGAAAAAATGATAATGCAAAAACAAGCTATGCAAGCTCAACAACAATTAAAGTCTCAAGAAATGGCTGCTCAACTAGCTATGCAAAAACAACAAGCAGATATACAATCTAAATTGCAATTAAAGCAAGCAGAGATTCAGTATGAGTTACAAAAAATGCAAGGTGAAGCGAAATTGAAATCACAATTAATGAGAGAGGAGTTTGATTATAATATGCAATTAAGAAACATAAGTGAAAACGCTTTACAAAGTAGAGAGACTCAAAGAGAAAAAGCTAAATCTGATAGAATTACTCAACAAAATAATCAGCAAGCTAGATTAATAAATCAAAAGAAAAACAATTTACCCCCACAAAAATTTGAATCAAATGAAGATACTTTAGACGGTTTTGACCTAGCTCAATTTGGGCCTAGATAATGTCTAAATTACTATTAAAAAAATTATTAACTTTGTATAAAATTATATCTAATGGAATTAAATAAAAACATGAAAGTAAGAGAGGTGAAACTCGCAGAACCAAAATCTAATCAAGAAATTGAAAAAGAACTTTTGGAAAAACACGAAAGTAAACAACAACAGGAAGCAGTTGCAAAAGAAGAAGTGGTAACACCACCCGCAACTCCTGCACAAGATACTCCTGCTACACAGAAAGTTCAGGAAGAAGTTAAGAAGGAGTTTACTGAAAATGATATTCTTTCACATATAAATGAAAGATACAATAAAGAAATAAAATCAGTTGATGAGTTATTTCAGGAAAGGGAAGAACAAGACCCTTTACCTGAAGACGTTTCAGCTTATTTAAAATATAAAAAAGATACAGGGAGAGGTTTTGAAGATTACGTTAAGTTAAACCAAAACTTTGACGAACTCCCTGAAGACACTCTACTTAAACAGTATTATATGGCTACTGAAGAAGGGTTGGATGAGGAAGATGTAAGTTATATGATGAAAGATTTTGTTTATGACAAAGAGGTTGATGAACCGGATGTCATAAGGAGAAAAAAGTTAGAGAAGAAAAAAAATATTGCTAAGGCAAAAAAATTCTTCAATTCTCAAAAAGAAGATTATAGCCGCCCACTTGAGTCAAGGGGAGAAGGTGTTTCTGATGAGGATAAAGAAATTTTAAAAAACTATAAGCAATATATGGCAGATGCAAAGACGGCTGAAGAAGTCACTAATAAAAAGCGTGAGTTTTTTATTAAAAAGACGGATGAAGTTTTTAACCCTGAGTTCAAAGGTTTTGAGTTCAAAATTGGGGAACAAAAACTAGTTTATTCGCCTGGTAGTGCAGATGAGGTAAAGAAACAACAATTAACACCCAATAATTTTTTATCTAAACATTTAGATGAAAACGGGATGATTAAAAATGCTTCTAATTACCACATGGCATTATCTGCGGCCATGAACCCTCAAAAGTTTGCTGAGTTCTTTTATGAGCAAGGTAAATCGGTTGCTGCTGAAGACGTGATGCGTAAGACTAAAAATATTAAAATGACTACGCGAAACACACCTGAAGTAACAAGTAAAGGAGGGATGAAAATTAAATCTTTATCACAAAATAGTGGTAGAGGTTTAAGAATAAAGAGTTTTAAAAAGAGTTAAAAATATTTAAAAAATTTAGATTATGAGTTTATTAGCAAGTCCAGGGTATCAGTTACAACCTGCTTCAGAGCAAGTTGCTGCACCCTATAATTATCTTACCAACGCTGATTTCACGTGGTTACAGCAATATTTGCCTGATACCTACGAAAAGGAATTTGAGCGTTATGGTAATAGAACTGTTTCTTCATTCTTAAGAATGGTAGGAGCAGAAATGCCTTCAATGTCTGACCAAGTTACTTGGGCTGAACAAGGAAGGTTACACACTAAGTATACAAATGTAGCTATTAATGGTGGTGGTGCGTTAGCAGCAGCAGATAATGCTACATTTATTGTAAATGACACTATGAGTCCTGCAGCAGCAGATATATCATTAAGAGTTGGTCAAACTGTTTTTATGCAAAATAATAACGGTGGTTCATCTAATAAAGGTATTATTACTGAGGTGACTCTAAATGCAGGTGCAGCAGACACATTCGTTGCTTACTTCTATGAAGCAGCAGGTATGACTGCAGCAGGTGCAGATACGTTTACAATGTTTATTTATGGTTCAGAATTTAGAAAAGGAACTTCAGGAATGATAGGTTCGTTAGAAGCTAACGATGAGTTCTTTAACAATTCACCAATCATCATTAAAGACACGTATACTGTTACAGGTTCAGATATGGCACAAATCGGATGGGTAGAAGTTACTACTGAAGATGGTGCTGCAGGATACTTATGGTATCTAAAATCAGAACATGAAACAAGATTACGTTTTGATGATTACCTAGAAACAGCAATGATTGAAGCTGTTCCTGCTGAAGTAGGTTCAGGTGTAATCGGCTTGACAGGTGGTGCAGGTTTTGAACAAGTAGGTAACAAAGGTTCTGAAGGTATCTTCTATGTAGTTAATACAAGAGGAAACGTTTGGGCAGGAGGTAACCCTGTAGCTTTAGCTGATTGGGATACTGTTATCTCAAGATTAGATAAGCAAGGTTCTATCGAGGAGAATGTTGTATTTGTTAACAGAGATTTCGGTTTCGATATTGATGACATGTTAGCAGCACAAAATTCTTACGGTGCTGGAGGTACTTCTTATGGTTTATTCGATAATGACGAAGAAATGGCATTAAATCTAGGATTCACAGGATTCCGTAGAGGATATGACTTTTACAAGTCTGATTGGAAATACCTAAATGACCCTACAATGAGAGGAGGTTTATCGTCTGTAGCAGGAAGTGGTTCTGTAAATGGTTTATTAGTACCTGCGGGTTCTACAACTGTTTATGACCAAATTCTTGGTAAAAACGCTAAAAGACCTTTCTTACATGTTAGATATAGAGCTTCACAAACTGAAGACCGAAGATATAAAACATGGATAACAGGTTCAGCAGGAGGTGCACGAACTTCATCAGTTGATGAGATGCAAGTGAACTTCTTATCAGAAAGATGTGTTTGTACTTTAGGTGCAAATAACTTTGTGATATTCAACGCATAGTTGATGAGTGATGATAGGAGTGTCTCTTTAAGGAGACACTCTTATTATTTTTTAAATTATAAATTATATTAAATTAAATTGAAATGAAAAAAACAGCAAAATTTACAAACAAAGCTTATAGGTTACTAGGTGACTCAACACCACTTTCTTACATGTTACCTACAAGACATACCAAAAGATTTCCCATATTACATTTTGATGAAGAAACAGGAGTTAATAGAGAACTAAGGTATTCTACTAATCAAAAAAGTATTTATGTTGACGAACAAGATGAGAACGTTATTTTAGAAGCTATTATTTTTGAGGACGGCTTATTACAGGTTAGAAAGAATAATCAAATACTACAACAGTTTTTAGAAAAACACCCTTTAAATGGAAAAATGTTTGAGGTTATTGATAATGAAAAAGACGCAGAAGAAATAGTTGAAGTTCTTAATCAAGAAGTAGACGCTTTAGTTGAAGCTCGTTCTTTATCCGTAGAACAATTAGTTGAAGTGGGTAGGGTTTTATTTGGAAATGTTTCTAAAAAATCTACAGCAGAAATTCGTAGAGACGTTTTAGTTTTTGCAAGAAATGAACCTGCTGAATTTTTAAATATTATTTCTGACCCTCAATTAAAGTTTACTGCTCAAGTACAATCGTTTTTTGATAATGGGATAATAGTAAAAAAAGGTAAAGATATTTACTTTAACACTAAGTCTAATAAAAAAAGAATGGTGGTTATTCCTGCGGGTGAAGATGAAGTTTATATTGTAAGCTCATATTTACAAAGTGAAGAAGGAGAGCAAGCGTTTAAATTGTTAGAAAAGTCGTTAAAAAATTAGTGTATCTTTGTAGCGAGAATATTCTCGCATAACCATTTAATTTTTTTACCAAATGGACAAATTTTTAGCAGTCCCTATAACGGGACAAACGAATCCTTTCTATGTAAGTTCTAGTGATGTTATTGCGGTTACAGTTTCCAATGGAACAACTACAGTTATTACTTACAATAGTGGGAACACAGCTACCTTTACTCACACGGATGTGGGTACAACAGTGTTAGCAAACTTTTTTCGTGATTCATTACAATCACAAATTGCAGAATCATTAACTACACCATGGACGGATGTCGCATTTACTTTCGTACCACCTTCTACTAGCGCAGACCCTGCGGGAGGTACAACTCCTTTAGGAGCGGTGGCTATTAGTGCGATTGCAATAGCATAGTATTATGGCAAAGTATATAAATGTGCCACAAAAATTGTATCCAGGTTCAACTGCAACAAATGCGGCTGTAGCGGACTCAGGTACAACAAGTGCGGCGACTGCGGGTAAATTAACCGAAGCAGGACAAAATTTTCTTACTACAGTGAATGTGGGTGACTATGCAGTTATTACAACTGCAGCGGGAAGTTATACAGTTCGTACGTATGCTATAGTAACAGCAGTAGATAGTGATACAGTTTTAAGTATTCAAGGCTCGGCTGTTCCTGCAACAGGTACAGGAGGTCTTTCCGCTTCAGGAACGGCTTACAGTATTATTGCGGCAGCAAATGCTTTTAAGTGTGATTTATCGGCAGCAGGTTTTGGAGCAAACGTTACAATAGGTAACACAGTTTGTAACACAACTACAAACCTTAATTACACTATCACAAAAGTAGTTAGCAATACAGAACTTTTGATTGACCATCCTGCAGGAATTATTGTAGGTGACGATTTTTTTATTTTATCAGATAATAGTGAACACGGTCAATACCAAGTTTGCTTAGATAAAGTAACTGAAATTAGAGGTAACGATGCTGACGGTGAGGTAACTATTCATTACAAAAGAGGTGCAACAAGTCAAAAATTGGCTATTGCTATGGGTGATGCGGTAACGGACGATGCTTATTTTACTAAATTTAGTGAAGTAGCACTATCTGCTTGGAGAAGTAGATGGTCGGATGTTTCAGTGCAGATGCCTGTAAATCCTTCATCAGGAACTCAAGGAGTTCAGTGGGGAGGAACTTTTACATGGAGTTAAGTAAATCGCTACTTAGGTAAAGAAGGGGACACTAGTCCCCTTTTTTTATTATCTTTGCATTATGGTTTCATCAAACATAAAAACTATTTCTTTTTATTATTGGGATACAGCTACTCATGCTATAAACCCTAATCAGTTAGAGTCTATCCCTGTAGATGGTTTGCTATGGGTTGAAAGAAATTCTGCTACTAAATTGACAATATGGTACAACGGAAGAACACAGATAGAGCTTCTACATGGCGCTGACCCTGCTCATAGAGTAATAAATGGGTTTAAAAGAGCTATAAATCTTGCAAGGTCAAGTAACTCCTCGGCAACCGTGACCTACGATGTAGAAATTCCCGTTACTTTACTAAATCCTCCTGTACCACCGCCACCTATATATGTTTCGGCTGTATTAGTGAAGGCTTTCTAAAAACAACCTTACCACTTTTTTTTTAGTATCTTTGTAGTTATGATAAACGAAGTGTACCAAATGTGTTTAGCGTTGCTAAACAAAAATAATTATGGATATATGACTCCTCAAGAGTTTAACTTGTTTGCATATCAAGCGCAGTTAGATATTTTTGAGGATTTGTTTATGGACTATAATTTACAAATAACTAAACGTGCGGGCAGGCGTTCCGATACGGGGTATCCTGATATTGCAAAAGGAATTGAAGAAACTATTGCTATATTTTCTAATACGGTAGGTTTAACTAATCAAAGTCTTCAACCCCTTAATGCAAATTGGACAGAAAATGCCAACAGTGCCGCGGTAAATAATTTATATAGCTTACCTTATGATTATTATCTTATAAATAAATTGTTTTATTTACCTACCATGACGTATAATATAAATGGTTCTTTCGGTACTACTTTACCCGCTGATTTTCCTAACAAAGGAAATTATTATGGAGGAGTTTTTGGTTGGGGGCCAAATTTACCTACACCCCAGGTTGGTGATTATGTGGTGAATCTTTTAACGACTAACGCAGCAGATGCAGGGGTGACGGAATATCCTGTTTCCCAAATAATGTCTATTGAACAAAATCCTCTAACCGCTTTTTATAGCACAACACAGTTTATTTGGAAAGTGGGGACAGATTTTCCTTCTTTTAAAATATTTTCTAAAAAAGGGTTGATAGAGATAGAAAAAGTTAGTCAAAAAAGAATATTTAATCTTAGCACTTCTAATTTAACCGCGCCAAGCACACAGTGGCCCGCTTATGTTTTAAGAGGAAATAAAGACACGGGTAATCAAACTGCGGAAATATATCCTATGGAAATTATTAATGAAACAGGTATGGTTTTTTGTCAATACATTAGGTATCCTAAAACCCCAAATTGGACTTATTCAGGGTCAACAGGGGGAAGACCTATATTTAATCAATCTCAACCTGATTATCAAGATTTTGAATTACCTCAAGATAATTTTCAAGATTTAGTGGCTAGAATATTACAATATGGAGGTTTAACTATAAGAGAAGTTAACGCAGTACAATACGGACAATCTTTAGAGGGTGCTGAATCCTCTGAACATAAAGGTAAATAATTATGACATATATATCGAACTTACAATATTATGAAAACAACGGAACTGTTCCCACAGATTTAAATTGGGGGTCTTATCAGTATGTTAGTCTTTATGATGTTGTTAATAATTTTATGTTAATTTATAATGATAACGATACTCTTGTTTCAAACGAAGAAAGATATAAGGTGTTGTTTCACGCAAAGCGTGGAATACAAGAGTTAAATTATGATGCTTTTAGAGAAATAAAAATACTTCAGGTAGAGATTAATGCGCAAGCACTTATGATACTTCCTCCTGATTATGTTAATTGGGTTAGAGTATCTTTATATAAAAATGGGAGCCTAATGCCTTTAACGGAAAATATACAAGCGAATACGGCTTTAGCATATTTAAAAGATAATAATGGAAATTGGTTGTATGACCAAGACGGTAATATATTGAGTCCTCAATTCTCTCCTTTAGATTTAGATAGAATTGCAGGAACAAAAAAAAGTATTTACCTTAATTCTAACAGTCCTTTTAATGGGCAAGAAGGATACTATTGGGAGGGGAATTGGTATTTTGATTATACTATTGGTTCACGCTTTGGTTTAAATACCGAAACAGCAAATAGAAATCCTACTTTTAGAATTGATAAAAAATCTGGAGTTATTAATTTTGACTCTACTATGATAAACCAACAATGTGTTTTAGAATACGTTTCTGATGGAATGGAAGGTGGTGTAGATGCAAACATTTCAGTTAATAAATTATTTGAAGATTATATATATGCGTACATTAATTATGCTATTTTATCTAGTAAATTTGGGGTGCAAGAATACATAGTATCAAGAGCTAAAAAAAATAAAAGTTCTTTGTTACGAAATGCGAAAATAAGATTAAGTAATATACATCCTGGAAGACTCTTAATGAACTTAAGAGGAAGGGATAAATGGATTAAGTAATGGTACAAATAAAAAGAACCTTTGCGGCAGGAAAAATGAATAAGGTGGTAGACGAACGTTTACTTCCACCAGGAGAATATATAGATGCTCAAAATTTAAGATTAGGCTCTACAGAAGCATCTGAGATAGGCGCTATTGAGTTAACCAAAGGTAATTCTAAAATAACTATACTAAGTTTTAATGGTACAGTTTTATCCGATTCAGCACGATGTATTGGGGCTATTTCAGATGATGCTTCAGAAACTATCTATTGGTTTGTGCATGACCCTGCGTGGACAGGACAAGGAGTAGGGTCTCCCCTGCTTACTACTATTTTAGATTTAGTAGTTTCTTACAATTCTAATACAGGTCAAGTTTCATATCACCTAATTAGTGTGCAAGAAGGTGTGTCAGGGCAAAGTACTTTAAATTTTAATGAAAGACATTTAATAACAGGATGTAATTTAGTAGATGATTTATTGTTTTGGACAGATAATTTAAATCCTCCTAGAGTAATAAATGTTACCCGAGGCTATAGTGCTCCCACTATTTCTGCCGGCGTTATTATGAGTAGTGATAATTTTTCTGCTGAAGAAATTAGAGTTATTAAAAAACCACCTACTAACTCTCCTCAGGTTTCTTTAACAGCAGGGTCAGAGGAGTTTAATTTCTTAGAGGAAAGGTTTGTTTCATTTGCTTATAGATATAGGTATGAAGATGGAGAATTTTCAGCAACCTCTCAGTTTAGTGCTCCGGCTTTTTTACCTAAAATATTTGCGTTTAGCCCTCAAAGTTTTTTAAATGAGGGGATGATAAATAAAAATAATGTCGCAACGGTAACCTTTTCAACAGGCGGTCCGTTAGTAAAAGGGATAGAGTTATTATGGAAAGACAATGATAATGGTATAATAAAGGTGATGGAGAGAATAACTAAAGAGGGTAATTATGGTGATAACGTTTTTATTAGTAGACAATTTAACACAAGTCAAATACTTACCGTATTACCTGATTCAGAAATATTAAGACTTTATGACAACGTGCCAAGATTTGCACAAGCTCAAACTTTAATGGGCAACAGATTGGTTTATGGAAATTATATAGAAAATTATGATTTAAAAAGTGCAGAAGGGGCAGACGGCATACCTACTAAGATAGAGTATGAGGCTACTACTGTTCATACTCAAATTGGAGAGGTGGATTTAGATGCCGCAGTGGGTAGGGTAACTAATACCTATAATGTGGGGGTGAGTCCTGCAACTGTTCCCGAGTCGGTTTTTACAGTAGATTTAAGTAGTATAGCGACTAATTTAACTTCAGGGTCTACAATTAACTTTACCGTTGAGTTTTATAACTACGCACTTTCAATACAGGGTGGGACTGTGGCTACAAACCCTGCTCCTACTCTTTTTACAGCCGTCCCCCCTCCCACTCAATGGACGGTAGAATGGGAGTACACTTTACCTCAAGATTTTGCCGGAGTAGCTGATTTGGCTGTAAATCCTAATTTTTTAGCAGCAGTAGGGTCAGCGGGAGCGCAACCCATGGCCACCTGTGCTACGGGAGAAACATTTACTGACCGATTTAATAGTGCTATGCCCCTAGGTTTTAACACCACCTTATCTCCTTATAACGCTCCCGTCGCTCCTTTTGTAAATACTATGGGTTTATATAAAACTGATTATGGTGTAAACGTGGGTGGCGTTCAAGAAGGGATTCAGGTATTATCAGCAGGTAACACAATCTCTTTTGTTTTTCCCGGAATTAGATATTCTCAATTACCTAACGATACTAATAACGATAGTATAGCATATTATCTTTACTTTCAAATAGGTGATTTTACTTTACCAAACCCGGGTGTTAATATGATTAATACTAGAGCAGGGTTTACTACTTCTTCCGCCCCTCCAAGTTTACATAGTAACAGGGGTTATGAAGCGGGTATTGTATACATGGATGCTTTTAAAAGAGCTACTACAGCCTTTACAAGTTTAAATAATGCGGTACATATTGGATGTAGTAAAAGTGATGTTCAAAATAGAATAAGAATTACCATTCCCCCTACCCAAGTAGCTCCATGGTGGGCGCAAAGCTATAAGTTTGTTATTAAACCTTCAGAGACTACTTATGAGACAATTTTTGCAAATATTGTTTTTATAGAACCCGGGTCAGCGGATGCTTTTATATTATTAGACGGAGAAAATGCAAGAAAAGTAGAAGACGGAAGTCGTCTTATTGTTAAGTCAGATATGGCAGGACCACTTAATAGTTGTAAATACATTACAGTATTAGAAAAGAAAGCGCAAGATAGAGGATTTATAGTTGTTCCTTTAGACCCCGCCAACCCTGGAGGCCCTTCAATAGATGCTCCAAGTGGGGTTTATATGAAAATTAAAGCAAGTGGAATGGATTTAAACGTTCCCCCTGATGCTATAACCACTACGGGTTGGCAATCAAAAACTAAAACAGGTAATGATAATTGGCCTGTATTAAAGCTTGGACATGGTGCATTTAATGAATGGGATGATGCAACGGCGACGTGGGGTGCACCTATGGAGTTACCTGCAGGCTCTAGGGTACGTATGAAAATAAAATTTTACAGACCCGGTAAATGGGGAGGAGGAGGTTCAGGTTGTGAGCGTAGACAATACGATTATGAACCTAATGATTTTATTGTAGGTAATACTTATGCTGATGTAATAGATTGGTTTGATTCAGAAAATATAGGAGATATTATTGAGCAAAACACAGGGTATCAATTTATAGGAAACGACTCTCAGTGTGATGTGTCAAATACTTACATATACCCTGAGGCTAACAACTTCATGGCTTTAAACGGATTTGGTCAAACATGTGTAAACGCATGGCAATGGGCGAGAGATGGTGGTAATTTAATAAAATTTTTAATAAGAGGTTCAAACTCATGTGGTAATTGTAATAAATGTTGGTCAAGAGTAGAAGGGGAAATTACTATTTTTAGAGCGGTTAACTTATTGATATTTGAAACAATGCCTGCACAAGGGTTTCCTGATTTATGGTATGAAGGTGCAGATAATTATGATATAGGGGCTAATGGTAATCACAAATCAGGAACTTCTCCGGGTGATGTAAACCAAGATATTGCAGCAGGTGTTTCTGCTCAAGTACTGTTAAGTAATTTTAACTGTTACGCGTTTGGTAATGGTTGTGAAAGTTATACTATTAGAGACTCTGTGAAAGGAGATTCTTTTAATTTAGGTAATAGAGTAACGGCTACAGCCTCACAAGATTATGGGAGAGCTCATAGATATGCTGATTTAACTTATAGTGGTGTCTATAATGACTTTAGTAACGTTAATAAATTAAACGAATTTAATTTAGGTCTTCTAAACTTTAAACCTTTAGAAGATTCTTTCGGGCCGGTGGAAAAATTAGTAGGAAGAAAAAGTGATATTTTAGTTTTACAAGAAGATAAAATATCTTATGTGTTATCAGGTAAAAACTTACTTTCTGATTCTACGGGAGGTGGTGCGGTAACTGCTACTCCTACAGTATTAGGGACTCAAATAGCAAGGTTAGAAGAATATGGTATAAGTAGAAACCCTGAGAGTTACGCAGAATATGGTCATGAGAAATATTTTACAGATGCAAAAAGAGGTGCAGTAATAAAACTAACAGGGGGTAGTCATAGTACAGAATCATTAGAGGTTATCTCAGAGTATGGGATGAGAAGTTGGTTTAGGGACATGTTTCTTGCTGAACCTAATGATATAAAACTTGGAGGGTACGACCCTTATATGAATGAATATGTTTTAAATACTTCAGACATATTATTACCATCAGATGTGCCGTGTATTAATTGTGATACTACATATACGTATCAATTTAACACAAATGTCGTTACTTTTTGTGTAGACTTTGGTGATGTCGTTGGTACAGCTACTATTGAAACCGTAGAAATTATGGACCTTATAACAGTGGAGTATGATGGGGTTACCGTGGGTGCTGCGGGAACTAATTTTCTTCAGTTTACTAAAGGGAGTCAAAATCCAAACACAGCCACAGTAACCTTACAGTCGGCTACAGAATTAACTGTAACTTTCGTGGCTTTTTGCGTTGTTCCAACACCTTTAAAGATTAGAAGGATAGTATTAAACTCACCCCAATATAGTTTACCATCTCCTCAAAGAGTTCATGACCAAATTCAATATGTAGAAGGGGGTTATACCTCTCCCGTATTTCCGGATAACAGTACAACTCCCGATGCGTTACAAAACATGGTAAATAGTATAATTGCTCCTAATGGAAGTTTTTCAGTTTCTTTATGTGATGTCGAAAGTGGTTTTCAGGGACAAGGGCCTTTTCCTACGGACACAGGGATTTTTTCTGTTAAATCTACACAGGTATTTGCAACGGATGATTTTGTTTTTAACCCAACCTATCATAAGTTGGGATATAATAGAATAACTTCCGCACTATTGTGGGGTTGTAGTACTTTAGCTGATATAAACAGCATACTAGCTACCGCTACTTTTCCGGCTTTAAATGTACCACAAACAACAGCGAGTGCTCTTACTAATAGTATCACAGCCGCTATGCCTGCACCGATAGGTGTACCGGGTTGGGCAGATGAATTAGTTTTAATATATGATTACAGGGTGGTAAAGGAAATGAATTTATGTCACATTCCTACTGCAGGAGAAGACCCATCGGTGGTTGAGGAACTATGTTGTGAGTGTGCTTGTAATGCGGGGGTTAATACCTTATATACTCTAACGACCTCAGCTACTCAAGATGGTGGTGGAGCTTTAATATCAGTAACTTATTATGACATGAGTAATATTTTAGTAACTTTGAGTTTACAACCCGGATTGTTTTACAGTATATGCGTGTTAGGAACGGCATCACCACCTACGCCTATGGTTCAAGCGGGATATGAACCGTTTGTAGATATAACGGTAGATGAGTGTAATTGTAACACAGATGATGTAGTAATTAATGGATAATATAAAAAATAATTAAATAAAAATATTATGGCAGTACAATTTGGACCTTATTATTTAAATGCTGAAACTTTTATAGGAGCATCGGGTGTATGGATTGATAGCGCTTTAACTATATGTGCACCTAACGGATATTACTCTAATGGTGTTAATCAACGTTATTTAAGCAATAATGGAACTGAATGTGTGTTAGGTCCGGTATTAGATTGCCCAACCTGTGCACCTCCTAGTGTAGCATGTGGTATTACAGCACCCCAAGAGGGTTCTTCGTTAGACATGTTTAGATTAAGCGTGGGTTTAGGGAGCACGCGAGGGGTTGCTTTAGTAGGGATAGACCCTTTCTCTGTACCTGATGGTATAGTAGCAAGATTCCCTTCAGGTTCAGGTACAATAATAGCTGAAGGCTCAAGTCAAGTATATGGATACGCTTCCAATAATAATCCTAGTGTGGCTAATATTTTAGAAAATCACATAGTATATGTGGGTAATGGAACCTATTATAACTCTAGTTACCCCGGTGTAACGGGAGTTACGGGTTGTGGTACGGGTCAATGGGATTGTGCTACATACCCTGTGGGGACCCCTGTTACTTCTTCTCCTTTTGATGTTTACGATTGGGATGATACTACAAACTCATTTCCTCCACTAGGGTCACCAACAGGTAATATGACTGTTGAGTTAACGGGTTATAGTGGTGCAAGTGGGGTTAATTTATCTACTGTTACCCAAATGGGTCTTTTAGGTGTAGATAAATATGGTGCTTGTCAAGCTAACACTATAGTTCCAACTTGCTGGGAGCCTGTGGGAGGGTTTTTTATACCTATACCAAAAACTACTTTGTATAACCAAGTTGTGGACGTAGTGTTTGCAGGTGAACCTGTTGTAGCAGGTGGAACAGGTTTTAATTTTGTATTTATTTGCCCTCAAGTTCCAACTCCTTTTGAAATGAGTGATTTGATTTTAGCTACTAATGACCCTGCCATTGTGCCTGCGTGCACGGATGGGACACCTGGAGTATACCCTAATATACTTTATCAAATTAGTTTATATAACAATGCACTTGGGAATGTGTTGAATACTCCAAGTCTTAATACTAACCAACAAAATGCTTTATTTGGGAATGGAGTGTTAGCTGTAAATTCTTTTGCTTATAAACAACAATACCCTGCGGTGGGGGATGTGAGATGGAATGAGGGTGGTGCTACTAAGTATGAATGGTATAAAGTAAATTTAGTAACAGGAGGGCCTAATGCGAACATAACTCTTAAGTTAAATAATGGGCTTGTAAATTGGGGGCAGGCACCTCAGGACACCTCTGCTTTAATACAGATTGATGATAATGGAATAATAACTAATATAATAGTTTGTAATAATTAAAATATGGCACAATACACATTAACATATAGCACAGGAGTTCAGGGATGGCCATCTTTTTATAGCTATATTCCTGAATGGATACAAGGTAGTAATAATTATCTATACACCTTTAATAAAGGGGATATATGGAGACATAATGTTAACGATTCGCGTTCTAATTTTTATGGTGACCAATATGCTAGTAGTGTTAAAACGTGTTTAAATGAATCGTCTCTTGAAACAAAAGTGTTTAAAAGTATAGTTTTAGTAGGGACACCTGGGGCAGGTTGGGGAACAACTATTGTCTCTAATCTCCAAGTTACAGGTCATACTACTAATTTTGTTAATGCCCCTGCAAATGATGCTTATACAGCTAAAGAAGGACATATGTTTAGTTATATTATAAACCCTGAAGTAAGTCAAGCGGATATAACTAAGCAACCTTTAGCTTTATTAACAGGGCCTACAGTGCATGAGCAAAGGAGTGTGATTGGGGTGGGTCAATTTGATTCCGCTGAAGTAGAAGCGGTAGGAGGTACTGTTTATAGAATAAACTTTCCACTAGGGTTTAAAATACCTCCTATGTTAGCAGTGGGAGATTTTATGATAGATTCAACTCTAGTGGCAGGTGACTTGGGTTTAAGTTGGTGGATAGGAAGTTGCACGGCTATTGGTATAAATACTGATACCGTTACTCCATCCCTTTATGTAGGAAGACCTATGGTAGAGGTGGATATTAACCCCGGGGTATTTCCTCCCGGTGATGGAGGGGGCAATCAACTACTTACTCTTATAAAAAGACAACAAGCGGAAAACTATGGTTTATTAGGAGATTATGCAGATATAACACTAAGTGTAGTCTCACCAAGTGCTATAGAGTTATATTCCGTTGGTTCTGAGGTTATGAAAAGTAACCCATAATAAAAACTAATCTTTATTTTTTACTATCTTTGTATTGAAATGGAATTTAATTTAACACCAATACGACACGAAGACTATGATAATATTTTAGTCCCGTGGTGGAAACAATGGGAATGGACCCCTCCTCAGAGAGATTTTTTACCTGAAGATGGCACGGGAGGTTTGATGGTATGGCATGGTAAAGTTCCTGTATGTGCAGGCTTTGTGTATAATACTAACTCAAAGGTAGGATGGGTAGATTGGATAATCTCTAATAAAGAATACATCAACCCTATGCTTAGACAAGAAGCTTTAGAGCTTTTAATTTTAACTCTAGGAGAGATTTGTAAAAAACAAGATAATAAATATAATTACGCCCTCCTAAGACATAAAAATTTAATAAAAACCTATGAGAGGTTAGGGTATAAAGCAGGAGACCAATATACTCAAGAAATGATAAAAATAAATTTGTAATATGGCAGCAGCAACAACAATAGTAATGGCGGCGGGAGCGGCTGTAAGTGCGGGAAGTAGTTTTATTCAAGCTAATAAGCAGAAAAAAATACAAGCAAAAGCGGAGCGAGATGCGGCTAAATTTATGAAAGACGCACGTGGTAAACTTGAAACCAATTACATGGACCAATTAAGTTTGTCCATGGAACCTTACGCAAAAGCAAGAGAGCAAAACCAAATACAATCTGCTGCACAACTGCAAGCGGGAGTAGAAGGTGATGAGAGAGGGGGTGCCGCTACGGCAGGAAAAGTTCTGCAAGCCTCTCAAGCACAAGAAGAAAAGATTCAATCTGCTCAAATTGGTGCTATGCAAGATTTAGAAAAAGCTAGCGTTGAAGAAGAAGCAGCTTTAAGAGATGCTAAAGTACAATTAGATTTAGGTCAATATCAAGGAAATGTAGAGAGGGCGGCAGATGCTCAAGCTACTCGTGCTAAAATGATAAATCAAGGGATACAGAGTACTATACAACTAGGTGGTATGGCGGCTACTGAGTTCACGCCTTTATTCAATAAAGAACAAGGGGCGGGTACAGATTTGAGTGCTTTAAATTTTCAAGGAAACTATATGGGAAATAACCCTCCTAATGCAAGTAATAATTATAATTTTCAAGGATTAAATTTACAAAACAACCTTACAACTCCGTCGATGAACCAAAACACGCAGTTATCTAACAATCCTGCAACCTCATTTGGAAACTACAGTCCTTATGCAAATTATAACTCACCTTTAAATTATTAAACTATGGCTGTAAGAAAAATTGACGTATCAACAGGAGGCGTTCCTACGGGTTACGCAAGAGGTAAGGCTTTAGAGACTTTAGATTGGAGTGCTATAAGCACCCAATTAACTGAAACAATGGAGGCTGTTGATGCTGAAAAGCAAGCCAAGAGAGATGAAATAGAAAAAAATTCCAAAGAAATTGCAACTACCTTAAACAACGCCCCTTTGGGGAATCATAAAGGTAGAAATGACGCTTTACTAGAATATGCTTCTAACGCTCAACAAGCAATGTTAATGCTTGATAGAGAACTTAAAACGGGTAATATATCATTAAAAGACTATACCGTGGCTGTTCAAAACTTAAAAGATGGAACAACTCAAACGTTTGACATTATGGATGATTGGAATAAAGAGTATGATATAGCTATGGAGCGTATGCAAAATTGTGGTGGGGACACAGGAATTGATTGCTCTGCCGCTCAAGAGCAATGGCAAATGATGCAAGCTGAAGCTTTGGGTAAATTAGAAAATCACGCTTTATTTATTAACCCTACTAATTTTAGAGTTACTTTAGGTAAAAGAGAAGTGGATGCGAATGGTGATTATACAGGAGGTATAAGTAAAAATCAAAACGACTTTGCTGAGGTTCAACAATTACGAAACAGAGTTAAACAAAAAATAAATAAGTACGATTTAGAAGGTAATTTAGACCAAATAGAAAATCAATTATCTACTCTATGGACAGAGTTCTCAGGGAGTAACCCTGGAGTTACAATTGAAGACGCAAGGCAAAACCCTATGTTTGATGATGCTATTAAGAATTGGATAAATAGTAGAATGACTAATCCTGTAGACATAGGCAGTATGTTAATGGATTATTTAAAAATAAATCCACACACAGGAGAACCTTATAGATTTGAACAAGACCCTGAGATTGCGGCTAATGACCCTAATGCAATTCTAATGATTAACGACCCTGAAAGACCAAACAGCGGTTTACTAGTTCCTGATTTGTCTACTGAAAACGGAAAGCTACAAGAGAAAGCGGCTTACGACATGTTTATGACTCAAATAGAGGGACAGTTAGACCATATAGAAAAACCTGCAGGACAAGAACAAAAATGGAAAACAGACCGAGGGGATACTGATACATCAGCAAAAGACTTTATAACTAATGTATCTAAAATATGGACAGGTAATGATGAGGACGTTAATGCAACTCTAGCTAGTTTATCCGGTCTTAACCCGAATATAGTGAGTGCGTTTGTAGGAACGAACGACACAGTTTATATTGAAAAGGCGATAAGAGATAAGGATGGTAGGATAACGGGTACTACAACAGTAGAGATACCAAGAGGTCAGGACCCTACCAATTTCCTAGAAGCTCTTATTCCTCACGTAAGCGGCCCGGGTATGGAATTACAAGATTTACAAAAAGCTCTTTCTAATACAGGTATAACCGATGACATGGTAAAAGGTACGGGTGTGGGTGAGTTTGATGTAGATTATAAAGAGGCGGTAGAAGCGTATGATGTTGTTACGGGTGATGGAGAAGATGGGGAAGTATATAAACCTTCTGATGTAGAAATAGTATGGAAAAAAGGTGAAAAAACATCTTTAAGTGGGTGGAAAGGAAGAAACCACGCTGTTGCAATGGAAACTCAAGCTGACAAAATTCTTTCATTATTACCGGGACAGTTAACTAATGGTTCGTATCTACAACCAAATACTTCCGTAATAACTTACCAAAACAAAGATGGTCAGTATATTACTATAGATGGAGAATCCGGACAGTATGATAAAGGAGCTTCTATTACTATATTCTATCCTGAATTAATGACAGCACCTCTTACTATACCTTCTTATGCTAACGATGCCGAGACGGGAGAGAAAATGGTGGCTGTATACAACCAAATAGTTAAAGATATATATAGAGCAGGTGAAACCGGAAAAAAGATTAGACCTATTGATTATAAGCAGTTAATTGAAGATTATGCAGGTGGGTCAAGTGGTTACACCTATGATTTTGATGCTCTTAATAACGCAGATTTCTATATGCACTTAGGTATTATTGATGACCCTGCACAGTGGAGCGGTGGTGACGGAGTAGTACAACCTGATAGTTTTAGACCAAGTAAAAGTAACTCAAGTAATCCAGGAACAGGAGATAGTATGTCAGACTTTTAATTTATGCCTATGAATGAAGAAGCAGTAGATATAATGTATAAGGTAGCCATAGATGAAGGTTACCGTAAGAGTAAGTCTGATTTTCTAAAGTTAATGGGAGAAGATTTTGATGCGTTAAGAACTATGTTTGAAAACGCTAAAGATAATGGGTACACTAAGGAAATGGAAGACTTTGCTAAGTTAATGGGTGTTGAAACCTTACCTGAAAAAAAAAACCCAGACGTCAGCGTTACGGATTCTCCTTCGGAAGATGGTTCATCGGAATTTCAGCCGATTAGTCAGTCTGAATTTGTAGATAAACTAAAAGCACTACAAAACAAAGACTCGAACTCGAACCCTAACTTTACTTTTGAGGATGTTAAAAATCAATCACAGGACAATATAAACCCTGATGCCGCACCCATGGACGCGACTCAGAGAGGGACGGATGCACTAAATATGCCTGTAAAACGTTTTGATGATTTTCAAGAACAGCAAGAAAAACAACAAAAAAAACTAGAAGCGGCTGAAAAATGGAATACACCTGAAGAAAGAGCAAAAAGAGAGCAGGCGGATAAAATAGAGCTACAAAAACAACAACGTGTAGAGGCTGAAAAACTACAACGACAAAACGCTTATAATGATTTAATAAATAATAATATAGAATTTCAAGAGGATATAGTTACTATAGACCCTGAATTAACCAAACAAAAAGAAGATGATGTCGTTAATTACTTAACTGAAAAATTTTCAAAATACGGTTTTAGTTTTTCAACTATGGGGTGGGGCGATAAAGTACACGTAAGGACGTTAGATGGTTTACATTCTATTGAGATTGAGGTAGATGATAGTGACCCTGCTCTAAGTAAAAAGTTACAAGACTTTATTATTAAACATTCCACGTCACCCGAAACTAGAACAGAGAGACCTTCAGATTTTATCTCTCAATCCATTCAAGCACAACAAAGTAGAGAGATAGGAAGGCACAACGGAGATGGGAGTGTATCAACCCACCTAATGTCGTATGCTGAAGAAGATGGTAAATTTGTGGCTTTTCCTACCCTTTTCCCTACTAATCCTGATATACAGAGTGCATGGCCTGAAAGGTGGACTGAGTTTGGTTCAGACGAGTGGGAAGATGCTTTAGAGTTTGCTAGAACAAGAGGAGAGGTTTATTACTTTGACACAGAGGAAGAAGCGGAAAAATTTGCAAACGGGGCCTGGAAAAACGTTAGCTCCCCTGAAATCTTTGGTCAAGAATTCTACCGAGAACATGGTAAAGATTATTTTGCAGAACAAGAAATGTTTGAGAATTATGAAAAGGTAAAAGAGGACATAGCTTTTATAGAGGAGTATATGCCTAAATATGGTAAAAATACTAGAAATATACCTACTGATTTAGCTATAAAATTCCCTGAATATGTTAGGATAGGAACGGACGGTAAGAATAGTTTATACTCTGATTGGGAAGAAAAGCTAGAAGCATTAGAAGAACAATATAGTATTCTTCAGCAGTCGGCCATGAGTGATGAGGCCGAAGATTTAAGAGATGAGTTAGATTTAAAACTGCATCGTAACTTTGAGTATAAAGCGAAAGAGGCAGCAAAACTAAATGAACAAGCACTTCAATACGTAGACGAAATGAATGTTATGTCATTAAAAAACTTTGGCGTTCCTTTGACTGACTTAGAATATGTTGTTCCTAAAACCGAAAAAGAACAAAAACTTAAACAAGAACTTATTGCCTCAAGAGATGTGGGTGAATTAACTCAACAATTTGCTGCATATAAATATCAAAACTCTAAAACTTTTTATGATAGAAAGAATGATAAAAATATAACACAGGAATATGTAGAAGGGATGAAAGGTTGGACGATAGCTTTAAAGAACGCGTGGAATAGAGGACAGGCGGGTAAACTTATAATACAAATGGAGTTGGGAATGAAAGACCCTAATGATAAAGAATTACAAGCAAGGGTCGCTGAATATTTATCTAATGTAGACCCCCGTCAATCCAAACTTATGTATAGATTTCAGCGTGCCGAAGGGTGGGGTGAATCTAAAAAATATTTATTAGGAGAAAGCGGTATGAGGGTTGATTTGTTATTAGTTAATGGTTTAGGCTTAATGAGTGAGAGTCTTACCCAAATGCTCCCATATGGTTTGGTGATTATTCCTACCACTACCGCTGTAGGAGCGGGTACAGGGGCGGGTCTCGCTTTAGCAGCGGGACAAATGGGGCCTCAAGCCGGAACGCCTGAAGAAGCTGTAACTGTTCCTGCCGCAGCAATAACCGGAGGACTTTGGGGTTTTAGAACAGGATTTGCTTTAAGTGGTTTTGTTTTAGAATACACCAACTCAATAATGGAATCTATGGGTGAGGCGGGATATGATTTAACAAACCCTGATGACGTTGCCAAAGCTTTTGCAGACGAAGAAGTGTGGGCACAAGGTAGAGAAATGGGTCTAAAAAGAGGTATTCCAATAGCACTAGTAGACTTTTTCTCTGCAGGATTAGCAGGAAGGGTGTTTAAAGTGGGTAAAACAGCTAGTACGCCAACAAAAATGTTAGCTATGACCGGAGAAAGAATAATTTTTGACCCGGGAGCAGAAGGTTTTGGTGAGTATTTAGCTCAAGTAACAGCAGGACAAGAAATAAATAGTAAAGAAATATTATTAGAATCATGGGGAGGTTTGGGTAACAACACTTCTCATATGGCCGTAAATATGTTTATGGACAAAGTTAATAACAGTAATACTGATATTGCGAACAACTTATTAGATTTTAATTATATGGCTAATGAAAATGTTAGTGACTCAAGAATATCTCAATGGTCAACTAACATGAATAATCTAAATAAGATTAGTGATGAACAAAATCAACAAATTCAAGAAAACGTAGGAAACCGTAGAAACGCTAAAGAACTTTTAGGTAAAAATGCTTCTAACAAAAAAATAGCTAGAGCGATGGAGCTGTTAAGTGCTAAAAAAGATTTAAGTAGAACTCCAAACCTAAAACAAATAAACTCTAAAACTATTAGTGAGATAGACGCCGAGCTTTCTGAAATGGTCCGTACAGGTGAAATAGTTGAAGGTGGAATAAATGTGGATGCTTTAATCGACGTGAAAGCCCCTGGTATGAAAAAATCTTCCTATACTATAGATGGAAAAAAGTATAGTAAAAAATCCTTTATGAGAAGATTAGCTAGACTAAGTAGTGTAGAAGTAGAGGAGTTAGATATAAATGTAAGAAATGATGATAAAGTATTAACCCTTTTAAATGATAAAATAAATGCCATTCAAGAGTCAAAAACAAAGAGCCTGGATGTGGAAAAACAAACCGCAGATGGCGCAACAGTGGGAAAAGGAGACACCCAACAAGAAACTACCACTAAAAGCCAAACTACTCCGGTCCAAGAGGAAACGATTGGGGTAGAAACCGAGATACCTAGTATACCTACTCCTATCAAAGCCACACGTAATGATAAGATAAAATATACTAATAACGACCTAGACCAACAAAGATTAGATGGGTTGTTAGCTGAGGTTGCTTCTAAAAATATGAATAATAGAAAACTAACACCCTTTCAGCAGCAACTTTTTAAAGAGAATACGGAGCGTATAGCGGAAATTGAATCAGATATGCAGGGTGCAATAGATTTAGAGGCTACTTTAAAAGAGGACACTAAAAGTAAAGTAGACTTTAAAACCGAGGGGAAGATAGATAATGATATAGATTTTGTAAATTTCAAAAGCGCATCTAAAAATCAACAAAACAAAATTAAACGAGCTCCCGTGGAAGGTGGTATAACAAACGCTTTTGTTAATTTGGTTAACAAGATAGTAGATGGTGGAGGAAGGGGAGCAAGAGGCATGATGTTTACAGAAAGTATTTCTACAGTTAATGTGGATACTAGAGACCAAGGTAAGGGTATGTTTGAAATAGATGAGCAATTAATAACTCGAATAAAAAATGGAGACGTTGAGGTAAGTTACGCGGTGATAGATGGAAAGAATTTAACTCCAGAACAAAGGTCTTTTTTTCAAGTACCTGCCAATAAAGCGAGGGTGTTTTTGCACGCAGACGGTCAGTTATTAGGAAGGTTAGAAATGATAGCAGGTAGAGAGGGTGCTCAAATGGGTAAGGAAAATGGAACAGTTACTATTTCTGAAATACACCCCGCCTTACAAGGCTTAGGGTTGGGTCAACAACTTTATGAAAGCGCCAATGATTATGTTCAAGAAACTTATAATCAACCGTTGAAGTCAGATAAAAATTATACTTCTAAGAAAGCTGAAAGAGCATGGTCCGCTTTAGAAGAAAAAGGTAAAGCAAGTAGAAGAAAACCTACTGTTGCTAAAAAAGAAAGTACTATCTCAAGAGGAAGAAAGGTTATGGGTGAAACTCAGTTTAGTTTTAGAGATGAGAAAATGTTGGTGGATGCTTTAAATCAAGCTTTTGCGACTTATGGTGCTCTTACTCCATCTGAAATATCCCGAATTATAAGTGGTTTAGTAACAGAGGGAGACCCTATTAATAATAATACACAACTCTTGGCATTTATGAATAAGTCATTCCCAAGTGTTAATATAAGCTCTACCCAAGAAGCTTTTAATAATGTAATTAGTAGAGATGATGTAAGGCAATACACTAAAGATGGGCAGGTGTATTATGGTGTAACTGTAGATGGGGATATATGGATAAACCCTGAAGTTCACAATACTCAATCTCAACTTTTTGATACATCAATTCATGAGTTTGGTCATGTCTGGACTAATTATTTACAAACAACGGAAAAGGGTCAGCAAATTTATAGAAAAGGGGCAGAATTAGTTCAGCAAACAGCGCTTTATAAAAGACAATTAAAAAAGTTTAATGGTGACGCAACTAAGGCTGTTAATGAAACTATGGCTATTATGATAGCAAATAAAGGGGTGGATATAGCAGATGCTAGTTTACTTTCTAAATTTAAAAATTGGCTGCAGGGAATGTGGACGTACATTAAAACGCAGTTTAAAATGTCTAAAGATTTAACTACAAGTGAAATTGAAAACATGACGCTTGATAAGTTTTTAGGAACAGCACTAGCCGATATATTTTCTGGTAAAGAAATAAAACTTACCGACAAGCAGCTTATACAATTAAAGAATCCTGAGGTAATGTTTAGTTCTACAGATTCCATTATTGATATAGTAAACAAAGGAAGGCAACAAGGTATATCAGACGCATCTATTAAAAGTGTTTTACAATCAAGAGGATTTAAAGCTACAGATATAAATGAGGCTATGAGAATAAAGATGGATGAAAATGTTACACTACCAACGGAGTTTACTAACATAGAAGGGGGTGCCATTGAAGGTTTAAGGTTGTTTAGTAAAATTAAAAAGAAACTAAATGATTATGCTTACAGTACACCTGAGGGTAAAAAAAGAGCAAGACGAGTTAAAACTTATTCTGATGTTAGGGCAGAAGCTCAAAGATTATTAAAAGAGAGTGAGTTGTTCCAAAAACAAAATGTGGACACCCAAATGGCTATGCAAGTGGCTTTAGATAGGAGTTTAGAAATAAGAACAAACCCAACTATTCAAAAAGAAATAAGTGACATTAGAAACACTATAAAGAATAAAAAACTAGCAGTTAAGGATATAAAGAACTTGCAAAACCAATTAAGAGGTATTATAAGAAGAACCCTTCCGAAATCAAGCTCTTATTCTCAAACTCAAATCAACTCTTTATTAAAAAGAATTACTGACCTCACCGCTGAAAATTACATAGCTAAAACAGAGGAGGTTGTAAAAATTATAGATAAACAAAAAACAAAAATAAAAAACGAGCTAATTCAAAAGATTGAAAAATTAGTAAGAAAAAAAGCTGCCGCTACTGTAACCAAGGGTGGTAGGAAAGTTACTAAAGGTTTAGATGCGCTGGGGCGTGAGTTTTTTAAAGAAGTAAAAAAAGTTTTAAAGGTAGCTTTAATTCAAAATGATGACACCCGAAACGCGGAGATTCAAAAATTAAAAGAAGACATAAGCGCTGAGAATATATTAAAACAACTTCAAATAACCGAAGCGGAATTAATAACAAAAGCTCTTAATAACCCTGAAGCCCTTACTGATAATGAGCAATCTATGCTTAATAAACTAAAAGCTTTTGATACTGTGGGGGATGTTATGACCGCAAGTATGGAAGAAGTACAAGCTAAATTAAAAATACTAGAAGAAGCTAGAGCAGAGTCTATTGGAAGATTACAATTAAAACGATTAGAAAGAGCGGCTAAGCAGGAGAAATTAAGTGAACAAGCAACCAAACAAATCGAGGAAACATATCCTGAATTATTTACTACGGACAAAGATGGGAACAAAATTCCTAAAAATAAAAATCAACTACGTCAAGATAAGTTAAGTATTAGGGCTATGTTTAAAAAAGGTAAGCTGTTAAAGGGTTTAAAATCTTACGTTAAAAATTTAAAGTTTGATAGTATAATAGGTATACGTTCATTTTTTAAAGAACACTTATCTCACTTAGGAACATTGACTCAACTTCTAGACAGGGGGTTACAGAACAAAAACTTTTTTAACAACAATATATATAAACCCTTAAGAAGGATGCACCGAAATCAAATGTTGGGTATTGAAAAGGTAAATAAAAAGTTTAATGAAATAGCGAATTCTATTCCAGGTGTAACTAAAGGTTATAAACAAATACGAAAACAACTTTACATTGGTCTAGTTGATTTAAAAATAAAAGGTAAAACAGAAAGATATAGTGGAGACCAATTATTACGTATATATTCTTTAAGTAAGAACGAGACGCAAAGAGCAAAACTAGAAAAGCAAGGCTTTACGCCTGAGAAAATAGACGAGATTAAAAAAATATTAGGACCTCAACCTATAGAGTTTGCAGACAAAGTGGTTGAATACTTAAGCAATGAATACTTTCCAACAATTAACGAAGTTTATAAAGAATCTAATGATGTTAACTTAGATTATGTAGAAAACTACTTTCCAACACAAACAATTAGTAGGCAGAAAGCTACAGAAAAATTATTAATAGAGGGGAATTTTGGCAGTATATTTAGTGATGAAACACACTCTGCGTTAAAAGAAAGAGCGGATGTTACGGGTGATGTTAATTTAGACCCGGGCTTTTTAGATACACTAACTAATCATATAGATAGCATGGAACATTATAAGGCTTACGCTTTAGGTGTTAAAAATTTAACAGCGATTGTTAACACACCTTCGGTAAAAGTATTGTTAGAGGCCTCTGGTTTAGACCGTGCAGTAAAAAGAGCAATAAACTTTGCTGTTAACCCTGACTCTCTTAATGATTCTCAACAAGGGTTTATTGAAAAGATTATGACTAAATTTACCTCTTATGCTTTAGCTTTTAGGTTAATGCAAATTCCTAAGCAAGCTTCTTCTTTTATTAATGCGTTTGAAGATTATAAATTTATGAGAAGTAGAGCGCCTAAAGACCAACAAAGCCGTCTAACTAAAATTAAAGACGTTGCTGCTACCCCGGTAGAACTACTAGCCTTTATGGCTGATGTGGGTTATGTAATGCTTACACTACCTAAACAACTACAAAAAGCTTATAAATTAAGTCCGGTATTTAGAGACAGGGTTAAAAAAGGTTTAGAGGGGGATTTATATGGTTTAGTTTCTGGTAGTCCAACAGACCGAACTGTGAGTCAAAAAGAAACAAGGATGGGTAATTTCCTGAGAGCTTTTAAATTCGCCATGAGCTCACCTACAGTATTAGGAGATGTTATGGGGGTGATGGGTTATATGGCTAATTATAATGCAGATATTAGGGCAGGAGTAGACCCTGACGTGGCTTTAGAAAATTTTGAAAGTTACGAACTTACGCAACAAACAAGGGGAAGAACAGAAAAAATTCCCCTCCAAATGAGCACTGATTTTAAAAATAGATTCTTTACCATGTTTGGCAGTACTCTGTTTTTACAAATGAATAAAGTGTATATGGGTATGACTAACATAATGAGAGCAACATCTAAAGGAAGTGTGGATTCAGATGCTATAAGAGCGGTGGTTTTAAATTTAGGTGTGGCTAACGTTTTATTTATTGCAATGGCAAATATGTTTAAATATTTTAAAGGGGAAGATGAGGATAAAGAAGATGTATTAAAACAAATGAAAAGGTCAATGTATGGAATGAACCTTATTACCCAAGTACCATTCATAGGTGGTTCGTTAGAATACGCAATATTAAAAATGGCGGGAGAAAACCCGCGACAAATTGAAGAAGGGGTAAATCCTTTTAATAGAGTTACAACAGAAATGGTTAGGTACTTGGCGGATGAAGATTTATCTACTTTACAAAAAGGAGCTAAAACAATAGAAAGTTTAGCCGAGCTTTATGTAGGTTTCCAATTTGACCCATTCTTTGAATTAAGTGTAGAGGGTGATGGGGTAGGTATAGATGCTCCTATCAAGACGCTAATTGAGCAGGGGGATATTAGTGAAGAAGCTTTCTATGACGTGATAGGTGTTAGTCCATCTTACCGACCTAATTCAGTACGAAAAAATAAAAAATCGAAGAAAAAAAATACTACTAGAAAGAGGTCTCCAGGGCATCAAAGAAGGATTGATAATAGGAAGAAGTAATTAATATTTTAAATATTTAAAACACTTTTGGTTTTCGAAATACACCATAAGCTCTTGGTCATTTATAGCATCGTCCCTTAAATCCTTTCTACCACCCCATCTCATTTCTCCAATTAACTCAGGAACTTTGGCGTAAATAATACCATCATTACACGCCCACATAACTACAGGGTTTAATCTTTTGTCACAAAGCTTAACAAGTTTTCTTGCCGCCACATATAAAGGAAAGCCGTCTTTCAACCAACTACTTTTTCCCTTTACTTCAACATAGGCAATTATTTTTTTCTCTTTATCAAACACACGAAAATCTATATCATTCGGGCCAAGTTTTTTATAACTTCCTTTAAATAACCTAACAAACCTCTCTATAGCTTTAGTTTCTCTCACTAAATCTTCTTTTGTCTCAAACCTCATAATTCCATTAAACAATTTATAGCAGTGTGCCCACCTAAGATAACTCCACAACCAATAGCTTGTCTTTTGAAATGTTTAGCGTAAGCTGCGGCGTAAGACTTAGCGTCAATCCCACATCCCACTTGCATCCCAAAGACTCGGAAGTTTCTACCAACTAGCCACTCGGTGTAACATTGGGTATGTATATGGCCCTGCACAGTGGACATCATATCGTTCTTTGCTTTTGTACGTGCCGTCCCCCCTTCTCCATGAACGAATTGAACACCATCATAAACTATTCTTTCAGTCCAATTCCAATCAACACCTAAAACTTCGTTGTAACTTTTTATCCATTGTTTAGGAACGTCAGAATCTACGGCCTTCCTCATTATTATGCGGTCATGATTTCCGATTAGAACATCAGCAACGGGAAACGCTTGATACCATTCTTGCACTATTGTTATAGCGTGCTCAAGCTCTTGTCCCCCACCAAGACCGTTTGGGTCTGTCTGATGAAAAGAACTATAATGGTTATCCAAAATGTCTCCTATGAAAATTACTTGATTACAATTATGTTTAGCATAAGTTTCTTGACAAAACTCTAGGTATCCATCTAAAACAAAAGGGGCGTGAATATCCCCTATTACCAAGATTCTTCTTTCGTTTTTTGTAAAATACTCAAACGCTCTTTTTTTATTCCCCTTTAAACGGGGACGAAAATCGGAATTAAACTTCATCTTCTAAGGATTGAATTACGTCTTTAAGTCTTTTTATTAAAGTATAAGTAGCTTGTTTGGCCTGGGTATATTCTTTATCTACAAAGTGTTCGTAAACCTGAGACGTGGCAGAATTAACTTCCTCCATTAAGTGATTAATGTAGGTAAGCCTATTTCTTTCTACCGCATTAGGTTTTTTACTCATTATATTTTTATTACATTCGACTTTCTATGTATATAACTTTACTTTCTTCTAGTCGTTTCACCTTGTTTTCAAGTTTTCGGTTGCGTAAATATAGGTTTTTATTTTCAGTTTGTAATAAAAGTAGTTCTTTTTTTAACTCATACTCGTTCATTTGTGTATAAACTATAGAGGAATTTCTCATTTGTTCATAAAATTGTTCATAACTCTCGGCAAATTCTGAGTCAGTTTTATAAAACCATTTAAAGTTATTAAAGTAGTTTAATATGGTTGCGTGATTCATTTGCAACATTTTACTTATAGCATAACAACCATAACCCCGTTTAAATAATAGTTTAGAAAACATACACCTCGCTTTAATATAAGGGGCTGTTCGGCACTTAGTGTATAGTTTAAGGTTAAACCTTCTTTCTATCATGTCTTTTGCATTTTTTGCATCTGCTGTTAATTTCATTTTAAATATTGATTTAAGTTAATGTAATCTAAATAATCGTCGCAATTTATTTCTAATATATCTAAATAGATAGGGTCTTCACCCGTTGGTTTAATATATTCTAGTTCGTAAAAAAAAGGCGTCTTTCCTTTAATAACACCCCCCACTAATTGTGACCAATTATTTTTTTCTGGTAAAAGGTTAGAGTTTATTTTTACCGCGTCCATAATTCCTATAGCCGCCTCATAAGGTAACATGATAAGCTCGTCTATAAAGTAGTCGTCAAACCTACACTTTATATCTTTATCCTCTATATATTTCGGTTCTAATTCCATGTCTTTCTAGTTCTTTAATTCTATACTCTTGTAACTTTGAAAGTTTCCCTTCGGGTTTTTTAACCTCCACAAACAACACATTACTATCCTTAGGTATAGCAATAAGGTCGGGTATTCCATTTTTATTGGTAGTAGTAAGCTTGATTACATAATACCCCTTTTGTTCTAGTTCTTTGATTTTTTTAAATTGAATTTTTTGTTCACTCATTGTTACAAAGATAATAAATCCTTTTTGAAGTGGCGGACGGTATAGTCTTTCTTCTTCGTTACTGCTTTATATATATCATCTTCTATACCCCCTTCGGAGAAAATCCAATATATACTATTTTTTAATCTATTCTGGGTTGTCATTCTATCTCTACTTTGCCAATAACTCGTAGCACTAAAGTCAATATTATAATATATTATATGCTTAGCCTCTTTTAAAGATATTCCTTCCCTGCCACTCACGATTTGTAAGGCGATACTTTTAGGTGTATCTTTAAAGACACTCAGTTCCGTGGTTAAATTGTCCTCAAAAACACTTTTCAAAGCCTCCAACTCGGCTGTAAACTTATAAAATATAGCTATTTTTTGGTTAACAAACCTTTGTTTTATAAACTGAGCTTTACTATAATCTAACACCATTTTATTTCCGCTTTCAAATTTTATTGTTCCTGAATACAACTGATGTAGTTTCATCATTAATTTAACAGGCGTGTCTGCTAATATAACTTCTTCCTCTCCTTCTACTACCCTATTTTTCTTCAATTTACTTGCTACATCATAAGTTACTTCTTTCATGGGTACATGTAAAACATTTTCTTTAATCGTTGTTTTAAACCCTGCCTCTTTTTGGGAAAAGTTTATAGTGTATGGTTTCATTTTTTCAAGTATAGACTCTAGCCCATGCGAATAATCTCTAATAAACAAACCATTTATTTTTTTCTCTTTTATTTTAACGTACTTATGGGCAAACTTATAAAAGTTTACACACTCATAAAATGGGTTTTTTGTTATACCATATACTTGGTGATATATTTGGCTGTATGATTCTGGGGTAGGAGTTCCTGATAATAATATGACTTTGGCACGGGTTTTGAGTATAATATCTTTTACGGCTTTTGCTCTTTTATTAGGTTTAGGAAACGCCCCCATACTATGAGACTCGTCACAAATAACCATATCCCATTTTAAATTAGGTATCTTGTGAAGTGATTCATAGTTGATGACAATAAGCTTATATTTAGGTGAGAGTAATTTATAATCGCTTTCTATAGAGCTAATAGCTTTCTTTTTTGTTATAAATAATACGTTGTTCATAAACATACTTTGAGCTATTCCCAAACTTGTTAATGTCTTTCCCGTTCTAACCTCCATAGCTAGATAAACAAAGTTGTACTTTAGCAATACTCCTACGCTTTTGTCTATTATTTCTTTTTGATATTCCCTAAATTCCATTGTGTTTTTATAAAACTATTTATCTCTTGGCACTTTATATAATCTTCAATCTCCTCAAAGTATGTTAACACACCCTCCACGTCTTCTTTTTCTAAATCACTAGTGGGGTCGTGAGCAAAAAAACCCCCTCCTTTTGACATCATTAGGTAGGGGTCATACCCTCTAATGATTACATAATAAGAGTTGAGCATTGCTCTGTGTAAACTCCAATTCATTCTAAAAATCTATATTTGTTTGAACCTCTAATTCTTTTTTACTTCGTATCCTTATCCACCTACCGGCTGAATCCCTTCCTTCCTCTGGTTGTATACCCTCTTGGAACAAAGCATAAGATACTAACCATTTATAAAAACGAGTACGCGATATAGTCATTTTTGCTTTAGGGCCATAGTCGGGATATTCTTCAATAAACTCTAAATATAATTGATGTTTATAGTTTTTTAAATCAACAACTAGTTTAGGATTGGGTTGAGACCCTTTTATTAATCCACACCATTCTATAAAATCATGAGAGGTTTCTGCTGATAACTGCCTAACCTTAAGGTTAACAAATTTACTTTTATGTAAACCGGCTGTTAAATAGTTTTGTAAACAACTAATCATGTAGTTATCAAACTGACACCATTCCTCGTCCCCCCAATCTCCAAATAAAAGTTTTCCAAAATCATCTAAGGGTGAAAAAGATTTATTATAATGTTGATGTAACTCTAACTCCCACTTCCTTCTAGCAAATGAATTACCGGCCCCTTTTATGGCATAATTAGTTGTTATAGCTATTTTAGGAGACTTACTAAAAGGTATTTTAATTGCGTCCTTATTTTTCTTTTCCAACGTCAAACCTTCTGTAACCACGCTAAACAATCTTTCAAAATCAAAATGTTTTTTAACATCATCAAATACTAATATCTGTGTATCTGCTGATACTAACTGATAAGCAAAAGACCTTTCAAACGCAAAAGACTTTCCGTCTATTGTTACCACCTTTTTCATTTGTGCTAACGCGTTCATAAAGATTCCCTTACCCGTACCACCCTCTGGGTTGTCTGATATAACCTCATCATTTAATATAATAGCCGGGCAATAAGATAAATTTTTATGTCCGTGTAACATATAACCTATCGTACTTTCCATAGACAACGTTCTTTCAGGGTCTTCTCCACAAACGTTAAAAACAAATTTTTTATAATCACAATCATCTGAACTACATAGATTAAAGTTTCTATTAATTATATGGTCTTTCCAAACGTACCCACCCAAATCTAAATAGTCTATTGTTTTTATCTCATTCTTACTTATTTGTACGGCACAATTTTTATAATATAAATAAGCATAATCTTTAGTGTCTGCTATAAAATAAATATCTATAGTAGATAATAGGGTTAAAAATTCCTCTCTAAATAAACGCGTCTGGTCGGCAAAATAATTATATATAGAGCTGTCGTCTAGTTGAATAAGGTGGTCTAAAATAAAATCTTTTATTTCTTTTTCTGATGTATGGTCTATTAGATTATTAGTAACCCTAACAAAGACGTAGTTTTTACTACCTTCGGGGCAATACTTGTAAAACCCATTGTCTTCTAAAAAGTGTTTAAATAATATATGAACAATCTTTATAACACCTTTGTCGTTTTTAGTCCAAAACTGCTTTAATTTATTTTCTTCTTCTACCTTATTTAATACAGCATCAATAGTTTTGTCATCTAAACTTGTTTCCTCTAACTGACTTCTTATTTCTTTTTTAGTAACCCCCCTTCTTAATTTAGATTTTATAGTATTTAATCTTTCCTCATCCTCGTAATACTTAGTTCCAAAATTTTGAGAGTGTGAATAAGCACTATCAATAGTTCTTTGTATCTCGGATAAATTAAAATCTTGGGTTGCATAATTATTAAGTACATAAGACGCTAAAGATTTATTAATACCATAATCGTTAAAGGCCATAGCTAAGACATATACATTTTGATTTCTTTGCCCCTCTATCATTGGATATTTTTTTTGCCACCACTTAATAAGTATCTCTACAATTTTATTTTCATCTGTTATAGGTATAGTAGGAGGGTCTCTATGAACATTAACTTCCGTATATTCTATATCTTCTATAACATCCCAAATAGATGAATTTTCATTTACATATATTAAAGGGTCATAACTTTCGTAACACACTCTACTAAGGTTTTTGCAAGTCTTATCAAAGTATGGGGATTCAAAGTGTTTTTCTAAGGAGTTAAAATAATGAACGTGATTATCTGCATCTTGGGGTATCTTAATTAAAACTTTCAATCCGTTACCAGAAGGACTAATAAAAACAGAATACACATGTTTATTTTTACTTATCTGTTCTTTATCGGAAAGTAAATCTTTTTGTTTTTTATATCCGTCAAAATCTAAACATATTATCCCACTATGTTCTACTATTGAATCGTCATTTCTTTTGTTAAATTTTCCAGAAAAGCAAATAGCCGGTAGTTCTTTTTTAAGCTCATTCCTAGTTCCTTTATCTTTTTCTAGTCTTATTTTTTTTACAAGCTCTTTAGATGCCCCCTCTTGTATTCTTTCTAATACAACGGATGTTTCTCGGTAAAACGGAGTAGCTGTTTCTCTAATATTTTTAAAAATAGTGATATTTTGTGTCATGATGTGTCGATTTTAGTGTCGTTTTTTTTTATGTAAGTAGCTGATTATCAATGTTAGTGTCGATTATGTCGATTTTAAGTTCAATTTAAGTAAAATAAAATAAAATATAAAATAAAATTCTATAAATATATATTTACCAATGGGTTTATTGACATTTCGACACAAAAAAAGGGGAGGAATATGACAAACCTCCCCCCCATTCACACATCACATTTAGAAGGGTAAGTCTTCTTTAACCTCCTCTACCGGAGGGGTTGTAGTTGTGTTATTATTTTGTGTGGGTTTCCATGTATCAAGTTCGCAATAGTAATTACCACTACGGGCTTGGTTAATATTTAGGTTTACCCACCCATTATTCGAACGTTCTTTTAAAAACGCTAATGCGTCTTCTACTTTGATTGACATTCTCCCCACAACAAAGTCGGGTTGATTTTCTCTTTTTTTAAATGAAAATCCATCTGCGAAAATTTTTTCTTTTTCTGACATGTTTAATAAAATTTAGTTAATAATTAATTTAATTGTTCATTAATGTAATAGGTGTCAATATCCTCCTCAGCTTTATCACTAAAGAATTGATTGTATACTCCTATTGCTTTTTCTACTTTTCTTTCTCCCCTTTCTAAAAACTCTGGCGTTGGTTCAAACATTCCCAAGGATTGTGTTTGTTTATCTACCACCAAAAAGAACAAAGGTTTACCAAAAAGTTGTTCATATATATATGCTTGACTATCATAGTTGTAATCTCTTGCTGACCATTTAAATTTTGATATATCACTTGTAGTTTTTAAATCTACTAATATATGCTCGTTTACAATATCTGCTTTCCCTTTCCACATTACTCCTTTTATTTCTTTTATCATAGGCACTTCATATTGATTGTTTTTTTCTCTTATCATATCAAAGAAGTCTACATTACCTAACATAACTTTAGTGAGGTTTTTTATTTCATCTACCTCTTTTTTTAACAAAACAACCTTTCCATTACTATATTCTTTGTATGCTTTTGTGTTACGTGAATTAACATCAATACAAAACATATCCTTTGCTTTGTTGGGTTCTAAAATCAACTGATGAAACAATCTTCCTTTCATAAAATTCACGTTATCGGGTCTTTCTATTCCAAATTCTCTTGGGTTTTTTAATAACGTACCAATATCGGAGTTAGATAGATAATTTTTTCCCACCCCTTTATAATACTGCTCATCTTCTTTTAATAGTTCTAAAATTTCTTTTGACATTATTTTTTATTTTCTAAGGTTTCTATAATTATTTTAATTTTTCTTTTAAGTTTCTGTATATCGTAAATTTTTTTATAAGTGTTATCATAATGATATTCTATACCTATTGAGAAATCTTCCTGATATATATGTTTTGGGTCTCTATTTTTATTCATAATTATTAATTTAAAATAAGGGGGGTAAAACACAAAGTACCATTATGGCTAGGTTGTGGACATGACATTTTTAACAACCCTAAAAACCCCCCTTAATTATTTAGTCATTAAAAAAAGCCGTAGCACACCCTTGAGAGCAAAAGTTTTTGTCTGTATAAACATCTCCACAATGGGCACACAATTCTTTTTCATCCATATCTTCATATGGTTCTATTTCTAAATCAATCATTTTTTTTATTTATTTGATTATTTATCCAATCTCCAATTTGAGTGGTTATATATATACCCATAACCACACCCACCACAAATGTTAATCCTAGAATAAATAATATTGTTAATGTATTCTCCATTATTTTGGTTGAGGGGTGTTCATTTTAATAGTTTTCTCTATCTCTTTTTTAACAATATCTGTAATAGTATATTTTTTAGATAGCATAGCTATAAGTTTATTTACCCCTAAATGTTTATTAGCGACCACATAAGTTAAAGCCTTTCCCCAACTTTCACTTCCAATATCCAAACTTATATGAGTCATAACATTAGATTCATTTTGTTCTGAAGGTATATCTTCTCCCGTCCATAAGGTTAACCCTAACCCGTGCATAGCAATAGCCTTTGCTGTTGCTCGTTGAATAGCCTTATTAACATCCGTTGATGTAACTTTATCTACGGGTATTGATTTGTTTCTAAAGTCCATAACCGGCAGGTAGTCAACATGCTCAATATCGTTTACACTAATCCCCACTTTTACATAAGCACTTTTTCCGTCCGTAAAAAAGTTTAGTCCCGTATGCTCTGATTCATATACCTTTCTTTGTGCTTTCGGGTGTTCTTTTTTTAACATATCCCAAGCATTAGACCACGATAAATAATCTAACCCACCTTTTTTTTCTACCAATCTTTTAATAGGTAGTTCTGATAATTCTTTGTAATAATTTTTTGATTTACTCATCTTGAAATTCTTTTAATTTGTTTGACACTTCTTTAAAATTTTTTAGTATAGTTAATCTTCTATGTTTAGAAGTTTTTATACTTTTAGCATTTTTTCTACTATTTAACTCCTCTTTTATTCGTTCCTCAATCCTAACAAGCTTTCTACGATAGTTAGACAAACATATAACATAAACTCCAATTTTCCAACCATTTTCTAAAAAAAGTTTATATTGTTCTGGGGTTATTTCTTTATAAAAATCCCCACCTATTGTAGTATTAAATATCTCAACCTCTAAAGTTTCGTTGTCTCTTACTATTTTGATTCCACGTAACAATCTAGCTTGATATAGCCTGCTATTTAATAAAGCACTTTCTCTATCAACCAAAGCCTCATTAAACACTTGTTCTAAACTATACATTGTTCTATTTTCTTAATAAGACTTAAGTAATCTTTATCCTCATTTATTTTTCCTTCAATTTGAGAGATTCCATGTATAATGGATGAGTGATTAATTTTATAACCCCGTCCTTCCATGTATTTTTGAATATAAGTTATTCGCATAGGCCTATTTTTACATAAATAATATAACATGTGTCTCGCATCAACTTTGGTTCTTTCTTTGGTTTTAGTAAACATGTCGGATGCGTCCACTTCAAAAGCCTGAGCAACTTCTTTTACGTATTGATTAAATATCTCTTTTTTCATTTTCTTTTAATTTTAAGTTTTCGGTTTCCCAAATACAATTTTCAATATCCTTTAAGGAACTAAAACTACATTCATTCCATTTAAACGTCTCTCCGTATAAACAAACTACATACTCCCCTGCATAAAACATAACTTGATTTACTTCTTTAGGTATATTAAACTCAGGGTTGTTTCTGGCAAACGTTCTCGCGTTGTGATACTGACCGGAATTTACCCACTTTTCTTTCGTTGTATTACTGAGTAAATCGTGCAATCTTTCTAAATAAAAAGTAGAAGGGTTTTTTGTTTTTTGTAGTCTATTAATAGTTAATTTAATTTTCTCTTTCATTTGAATTGTATTTAATTTAAGTATAAAGATAGTGTAAAACTAGATGATTACCAAGTGATTGTGTGTTTATTTTTGAGCATAAAAAAAGGGGACAACACGTCCCCCTTTTTCTGTGAGTATCCTTAAAGAAATATTACAACTCTGCCGTAAAGTTACATTCTCCGTTTTCTTTAACGCAATCCCTTATCTCTTTGCCTAAGGACAAGTCTGCATACTCCTCTAATAAATGTTTAATATCTCCTTCTCCTATCGTTTTGCCCTTTTCTTTGTAGAACTCGGTTATCATTTGATTATTATACCCATTATTAAGGTTAAAGAACTCGTTTAATAATTTAAGGTTTTCTCCTAAATTTTTTTCTATTTCTAATAACTCATTATTAATATTCTCTAAATGACTCTCATCAAACCAATAATCTAAATAGTTTGGGGTTTGACCCGTTGAACCAAATCTATCAGCACAATTTGAACTTTGAATAGCGAACCAAAATTTTCCGTCTATGTCGCCTGAATAATACCTTCCCATAATTTTATATTTTTTTTAATTAAACTTAAATTTCTATTTATCTGTTAAAAGTGTCTCTAAACATATCTATCATCCCAATCCCAAACCAAATACCAACGCAACCTAATAAAAACAAAGGTATGTTCCAACCACATTTGTCTAGCATAATAGCTACGCAATATATCCCTCCTCCTAATGAACCTAGAGTCATAACTAATAACACTAATAATTTTAATCTATCGTAAGCACTTTTAAAAGCAATCTTAATCATTTTTTTTAATTCTTTCATTTTATTTAATTTTTTAAAGTTTCCGTTTCGTTCTACGTGAACTCATCAGTACGAGAAATAACTCGTAGACGGAGACTTATAGGTGTCCCCCATATTTTTCTCCCTCTATATCGTACCTCGTTTCACTTTCTTCATCTTTTTCATCCATGCCTTCCCCCAATCCAAACCCAAACTCATACTTTGATTCATGTAATCGTTGGTCTAAATCATCTGTGTATAAGTTTTCATTTTCAAATAACCAATCGGCCACATCCTCTTTTTTGATACGTTTGGGTATAGGTATAGTTACCTCTGCGTATTTATGATATACACTTCTATTTGATATTGTTACTAATCTTTCTTTTTCTAATTCGTTCTCATTTGGTTGAGAATTTGCGTATTCTAAATCGTTTCTTGTTTTCATAATTTTATTGAGTATAATTTGATTTATATAATTCGTAAGTATCATTTAATACTTGTTCCATATCTTCTGTATGTTCACTATTTAATAGTAAATCTATTAACCATTTTAATTCTCCGTGAGGGTCAGAGCAATCTACTCTATACCACTCTATATAATTGTCAATTTTCTTTTCCATAATTTTATTTATTTACTATTGTTTCTATTCTTTTAATTAATTCCCATACATCAATACCACCTAATTCAAATTCTTCTAATTGTTGTTTTATGTCTTCTTTTAAAACATATAAGATTAAATTTCTCTTTTCCATAATTTTATTTATTTTGGTTTAATTAAATTTTTTAATTTCCATATTGAATCTGTATCAAGTTCAATATCTATAATTTGTCTAACCTCATAACTACACGCAAACAATTCATGTATTATGTCTTTATTAGACAAACTCTTTATATAGTCCTCAAACTTATAGTCTTCTCCTAAGTAATTCCCTTCATCATCATTATACCACTCCCCCCATTCTTCCTCAGGTTTACTTAAAGCCCAATCTTGTAACAACATTGTCAAGTCAACATACTCGCCCGTCTCAAGATAATAAACTTTATCATTCCTTATAATGTAATCAATTTGTCCCCACCTTTGATGTAAGTCATTATCCCATATATAATATCTTGTTTCTTTTTCCATAATTTTATTATTTATTTTTTATTAAATTTTCTTTTCTCGTTAGCATATCCAATACAAACTCTATCTCTTGTCTTTCTTCCGTGCCTATTCTATCACTCCAATCTAACATAGACTTTAAACATTCTATTGCTATTTCTTTATTTACTTGATTTACTTTATTTTTCATAATTTTTTAATCTAATAATTCAACTTTATTTAACAAGTCTTGTGTTCTTCTTTTAAGTATTCTATTAAAATATCTATCTTTAAACATATTTCTTAACATATCTCTTATGTCCCTTATTTTAAATAATTTATCTTGATAAACTATTTTCTCTTTACTATATCTTTCCTTTTTATTTATTTGTAATAGATAAAAACTTTCGTGTTCTAAATTATATTCCTTATCATATTTATCAATGATGTCTAATATCTCTGTAATCATTTTAGTTACTTCTTGTGTTGATTTATTTTCTAAATGTTTATTTAATGTGTTTGTGTTCATAACTTATTGTTTTTATTAATTTTATTTTAATTTTTGGTTAAACTTCTCGTCTTTAATTTCTACCAACTCGTTTATAGAGTAGGTTAGTAAACTCACGTGATACTCAATACTGGTGTTTCCCTCTAAGGCCATTATCATATCTATTAAATAGGTTTTATAATTATTCATAATTTTTAATTTTTATTTCCGTTATATTTTAATTTACTTATATCCTTTTTTTTCTTTTTGCAATCGCACATGTTCTCCACTTCTGTTTTAGTCAACTTACCTTCAAGTTGCATAAGTACATAATGAGTCATATTGCGATAACAATACTTACATTCAAACCTCATACTAAATGGTGTCTTCATTATCCATACTCCCCTCCATAATTCTATCCACTGACCTCTCAACAAAGTGGTCTTGCAATATTTCAGATTCAGTAAACCAACTATCGCAACTACTACAATGATAGTTAGAAAAGCCGTCAAACTTTAAATCGTTGTAGCAACCTACACAAAAGGGTTTTGTTTCCACAACCTCATCCTCTCGTAAAATTTCATCCTCACGGAACGTGTCAATGGCCGTGTCATTATCAAACCTTAACCAATTATTTCTCCAATTTGATGTATAACCTAAATACGACTGAGTATATGTTTTGTGAAACGTGGTGTTTTTGTTTATAGCTTTATCGTTGAAATATACCCAACAATTAACAACCTTACCACTTTTTAATTTAATAGGTATGATTTCTCTTTTGTACCAACGTGGATGTCCCTCTAGTTTATCTAGGTCTGCTAATTTGGTGTTAGAAACTTTAAACACATCCACAACTACATTATGACCTACTCCTTTTTTGTTTACCACAAACGGCAGGCTTTCTATTAATAAAGGGTATCGGTCTTGTGTTTCTCCACTACCTACATATTTAGAACTACGTAAATAGTGATTATAGTTTGAGTAATTTTTCTTTAATGTTCCATACACTGCAACCAAATTGTCTTGTATAACATTGTCTTTACTAAACCAAACTCCGTTTTTCTTTGTCCACAATTCTCTATTATACATTTGAAAGGTACGTGTTCTAGTATTAATTGTAGTGAATCTACAATCATACTCGGATAGTTGTTTTTTCCACGTATGACGTGAAGTCTTACCTAAATTCTGTGCAAGAACTTTAGTATCACACGTTTTAGAATTTCCTAATCCATATATACTACCATTCATCATTAATAATTCATCAGAATTATCGCCACATATAAAAGGATGAGTATTAGCTCTATTTACTTTACCTATTGTTGCATAACGAAAATGAGCAATATAAGGTCTAGTTGTGTCAAGAATTTTATACTCTTTTGATTTGTGATAAGATACTTCAAATGTATCTAACCATACAACCCCCAATCCGTGAGGGTTAATTCTGCTTGATGTTTTTAATATCTCTTTGGATACTTTTTTCTCTTTTTGTTGTTTAACTATTATAACACACATAAGTTTAAAATTTTATGAGTAGAACATATGTTTTGATGTTCAGAACTCGGTTAATAATAAACAAATATAAGACAAAATTTAGACAATACCAAATAAAGAGGGGAGAAATAAAAAAAGGGACTTCGCTTTGTTGTTTCCCCCATTTGTCTAACAACTTGACGATTTCCCTTTTTTCGCTATGAATAATTCAAATTCTTTGCTAAGATAATATATATATATGTAACTACCAAATTTATTTTTCTTAGGCCGGTGTATTTTTTTCGTTTACGCAAATGGCTTGCGTAAGTGTGCCGGTGGTCGTCAGCATGTGGGGGATGTGCAGGTTTCCTCTTTATTTTTGCATTTAACAGAGGTGGCGTGGTCTATGAAGGTCTCCGTTAGCTTAAAAATTTCTTCAAAAATTCGTGTTTTGACTAGCTGAAACACAAAAAAAATAAATCGGTCTTCTAATAATTCGTTTTTTGACTGACTGAAAAACAAATAATTGAAAGTGTCTCTTTAAAGATACATTGTTTGTTTTGTGGGTTGGTGTTTTGTGGGTTGGTGTTGTTTGGGTTGGTGTTGTGTGGGTTGGTGTGGTGTCTCTTTAAAGATACATTAGGACATAAAAAAAGGGGACTAGTGTCCCCTTTAATTATTGTCAACTTAACTCTGTCAACTCGCTATCCTAGAAAGTTCTTGTTGAGTCCTTATGTACTCTTTTCGACTTTCGTGGCGTTCTGGTGTGTTGCACTCAATAAAAGTGTCTGTTAAGTCGCACGTGTACTCCCCATGAGTGTCAATAAATTTCTGAAACTTTTTACTATCTCTTATAATCATTTCCACCTTTTCCGGTTGATTTGGGTACATACTATTTAAAATAGGTCTCACTCTATTTAAAAATGACCCGTTGGAGACTTCATTTATAGCACAATCAATTAATTCATAAAATAAATCGTAACGTTTCATTAATTGCTTAACTCCGGTAACTCGTGGAGGTACTCGAAACTCTATTGTTCCATTATCTCCTATTTTACAAAAACAATATTTTTGATGTGTGTAGCTATCTCTTGACCCACTATGAGTGTGCTGGCCGTTGACCCACGTTCCACTACTTCTAGTGTCTCTCATTGTCATATTGTACTTAACAAAGGGGTTTATCAACCTCAGTCTATATAGAGACATTATTAGACCGGAGTACTTTCTAACTTTATTAAATAAATCGGTTGAATTTACTCCAAAAGCTGACAAAGTTATATGACCTCCACAATCTGCGTTAGAGGGGCTAAATTCGTCCTCTATTATGTGCTTGGCCTGATGAAACATGTTAAATACTTTGTTTCTCCATAGGCCTTTTGGTAATAGTGGCAAAATATGTGTAATTGCTTCAACTCCACAGCTAGAATCGGTCTCAAATCCCTTAAATAAGGCTAATTCTCCCACTCTATCTCCGGTGTG